CGCCAGCAGCAATGTCGATGTCCAAAGTGCAAACCGAGCTATTAGCCGCGACAAGCACTTCAGCAGCAGCACCGTGAAGCATGGTGTTGGCCGGCACATCAATCACTTGAAAGACATCGCCAGCCGCCAAGGCAGAACCTTTGGCAGTGGTGGCCGCAGCAAAGTCAAGAGTGAACTCAACAGTGTACGGCATTTGAGAGCCCATGCGGGCTTTATGGTTGATGGAGGTGGCAGCGCCATTAGCAACACCACCAACAGTCATATCGACAGTAGCCATGTTCTATCCTCCTTAGCTGTGCAGGTTGTAAGCAGCAGTCACCAGAGCTTCAGGGCGAAGCAACTTGCGACCATACATGTGCAGACCACGGACAACATCAGCAAAGCTGTCATTGTCACGATAGGTCTCAACTTTTTCGATTTGAGAGGCGGTAGCAACAGCCGAATCGTGGCCAGCAATGATGACGCCGAAGTTCGAGGACGAACCGGCGGCGGCAACCGTGCCAGGACCAGTGCCGAGAGTCGGCAGGTTGTTCGACATGTAGATGCGGAAGCCGCGAATCAAACCGTCCATGATACGACCATTGCGAAGAATATCACCAGCATCTTGGCGACCAGCAAAGTCGTTGTTCAACAGTTTCGAGTTTTCATCGTTAAGGACTTCAGCAAACACCGGATCAACAACGAGCCAACGACCGTCACGATCAACATTTTGTTGGTCGAGTTTACGAGCCATCCGGTTCAGAACAGCCAACGCCGAGGAGTTGGTGCTGGTCGGAGTGGCCGTAATCGGAATAGAGTTGGCAGTCGTGGAGCCGATACCCATGTCCGTCGAGGTCAGTTTCATGCTGTTGAGCAGACCGTCAGCATCGACGGTGCTGATCGGGTCAGTGCCCGACTTGTCACCGGCAACACGGGCCGTGTCAGCGTTAGCGTGGAGAGCCGACTGTTTGAAGCCCGACATGTAACCAAAGATTTCTTGGTCATACTGGTCACGCAGACGATAGCCAGCGCGGTCAGTGGCCAAGGATTCAAAGTTAATGTGGCTGTGGGCTTCTTCGATGTCGTCAATCTTGAACGCAAAGTAGTTAGCCTGATCGACAACGAGGGTAAAGTCCTCGTCATCCAGTTCTTGCGGAACAATCTGAGTACCGCGAGAATATTCTTGCACCGAGATTTCCGGTTCTTTGATGATACGAACGGTATCACCGAAGTTGGCGATCTCGCCAAAGTAGTCATTGTTGGTAATATCTTCAACCACCGATGCCTTCCTAAAGGCTGTTTGTACCTTTTTGGAGTAAATTATTGGTGAGAAGTTTCCATTCGGGAGGTTCGCGTACCCCGCCGCTGCACGGAATGCCATTGGTTTTCTCCTTTCTGGCTTATGCGGAAAAGAGCTAACTGATAGCTTCAAGGCTGACGGGATAGGGTGAGGTAAGAACCGGCCTACGGAATCAGGTGGTTGAAGGCTTGATGTTAGCCTTTTATTAGAGGAGATCTATGTCTCTACTCTATTATATGCGGTGGTAGTCCCAGACGGGAGGCACCTTTTTAGTATTCTTTGGGCATTATAACATAGTAAATTTCATTTGTCAAGTAAAAAATTAACGTGCGCCCGCAGAAAGATCATAATCAAAGTTACCGCTCTTGCGAGCTTTTTCGATTTCGTCTTCGTATCTTTCGTATTCTCTAGCAGACAACTGCATCACCTTAGACTCTGACCACACATTTTTGCCGTCAGTAGGCTCTTCTGCTCTCTTACTAGTTTTGACAGACTTAGCAGCATTCGTATCCTGCTTAGTTTCTTTTTTACCGTTTTCAGATTTGTAAAGATCAATAGCTTTAGCAGCACCTAAAAAATCTGTGTCATTTTCATATAAGGCGCTTTGAATCCATTTTGGTTGATCGGCCACCCACTCATGAAAATTTTTATCTTGTCTTAGGTCATCATAGTCGGGATGCAAGCGAGCAAGTTCTTTTTCCGCTTTCTCTCTTTCAATCTTAAACTCTAGTTCTTCTACCCGACGTAATTTACTCTCTACCTCGCCGCTGGCTTCCATCGCCTTTTTAGTGGCAATAGTTTCAACAATCTTAGCTACGTCTGGATATTTTTCGGCCCACTGATCTAGCTCCTCGTCGCTTTTCGGCAGCTTCACTTGTTTTTTGGTGAGAGCCTCAATCTGCTCTTGCATCTGCCTGATGGTGCGATCAGTGTCCTCTTTGATACGTTGTTGGTGACGGCGTAAATCACCATACCGTTTTTTGAAAGTTTGCTCCTCAGCGTCTAAATTTTGATCTTCTTGCTCTCCCTGTTCCTCAACGGGTTGTGGGTTTCTTTCTGCCTCTAGCCTGGCAATCTCTTGTTCGTCCTCCGCAACATGATCTCTTTTATACTTAATGGTTGCAACTTGATCTTCTTGTACTTCTGCCATAGTCATAGTATTCTCCTTTTTGGGGGTCTTTAGTAGCCTGACACCATGTCAGGGGTAAAAAGTAGCCCGAAAAAAATTTTACTCGTAAACCATCAGACCGCCACGAGCGGCGGTTTTTACGTCCCTAAAACCGTAACCAGGGACAAAAACTTTGTTTTCAAAAACAGGATCGGCTTTTACAATCGCCTCTTGAACAACGTCTTTAATGATTTTTACTTTGGGATCGTCTGCTTCACCGCGATCATCCTCGCCTAGCTCTTGCATGGTCGGTTCATCAACGTCGATACCAATCATGTCCTCTAAGCTAGTTTCCCCGCCTGGTACACCCGCACCACCGTCTTTACCTGGGGTGATGTCAAACGTAGCAGCTTCCACCAAAGCATCTCCGAGAATACCAGACATTAATCCAATCGCGCCGGGAAAATCCCTAGCATCCTGTAAAGCATTACCAGTTTTTTCTACGAAACTTTTTTCGCGGGGCGGCTCGTAGCTTGTATCGAAAGGGGTTGCGCGACCTTCTCCCATTGCTAGTTGCGCCGGGGTAAGATCTTCCTCTTCGTCCTCACCACCTTCATCCAAACCAGAGCCAAATCCTTGATCGCCCATGCTAGGCCCAGCAAAACCAGTGTTATCAGGGTCCATCTCATCAGTAGCATCTGGATCTTCTTCAGACCCAACTTCCCCGCCGCCATTGAACATCGGGGCCATCATGCCACTAGGATGACGCTTGGCTACAACAAGAGTGGCTTTCACTTCTTTATCCGGCTCAAGGTATTTGGTTTCTTCATCGTCCTGCTCAACCAAACCGTTTTCATCTACGTTTTCGATCAGGTCGAGATCTTCCATTTGCTGTAACTGAGCCAGGGCATCTTTGTGAAACTGCACGATCTGAGCCAGCCCATAATATCTTACGACGTTCGCTGGCAGCACATATTCACCTGTTGAGAGGTAAGCTGGAATATCATCAGCCACTTCCTCTGGAGTCGCGCCGGGAGGTGGGTCAGCCGGCTCTTCGTCATCATCTTTGACAAAATCGACCTCTTTCTCTACAGAGCCTCCAGCGGCTTTCTCTGGGCGCGGTTTTGGTTTAGGCGGCTCTGCCGGGATCAAACTATCGCTGGCCGAATCGTATAGGACGCCGCGTTGTTTCAGTTCACTCGGTTTGTAAACAACACCAGTGCTTAACACCGGGGACAAAGTTTGATCTGAAGTGCCAAAAAGAGACGAAGTTTCATCTTTTACCGTTGGCGTTTCCCCACGGTTCAGTGCCTTCACCATTTCCACAGCAGCTTTAGTAAACTCTTCTTTCGTATCATACTGCTCTGCCAATGCCGCCCCGACTTTGTAATTAATAATATCCCTATCCGCTTCCTCTAAAAGCTGGTTATAATAACTAGCGCGATAGGGATCATCTGCGTCTGGATCTAAAAATCTTTCGCCTTTTGCGATTAGCTGATCCATGACCTCAGTGGCTTCTAACAAAGGCTGAAACTGATCTTTTTCAATATATTTTAGATAACCCGCGCCAAGAATATGTCTTAGCGTGTCACCACCTTTCAGACCTAACTGTTCGCTTTCAGTAAACCGTTTAGCATCTTGGCGGGCAACTTCGGACTCTTCATAAGTGCCTAATTTTTTGGCGACTAAATTTCTCAGGTCAGTGGATGATTCAATATCGTAATCTTCATCCTTCACTGCCGTACCACCCTCGGCCATAGTCACCGGGTCAACCTCTTCCGACAACATCAACTCTTGGATGAAGTCTTTGATCTTGGTTTCTTTGTTGCCTTCTTCAGCCATAATCAATCCCTCTTTGATGACCCCTGCACATCCTCTTTCATCTGGCCAACTTTTTTCAGTGCAGTAATAGCGCCCTGCGCCCTGTGTATGGTAGCAAAGTCATCCGACTGCTCCAGCACACGATAATGTTCTTGTATCTTTTCGTTAACGTATATTTGTAAGGTTTCTTTAAAATGTGGAGTGTTTACTAACGGTAAAAGTTTTTTAGCTACTGTGATGTTCACTTATCCACCTACTTGTTGGAGAGCCTGTAATAATTCTGGGGGTAGTTGTTGTTGCTGTTGGGGCTGTGGCTGGGGCTGCGCCCCACCACCTGTAGGCGCACCTTGTTCACCCGGTGCCGGTGCTTGCCCAGTGCCTATAGTGCCACCACCTGTACCCATCGGGTCTTGACCAACCGCCGCGTCAGATTGCTCTGCTGCCATCTGTTGTTGCATTTGCTGTAGCAGCATAGCCTGACGGAAAGCCTCCTCGGGTGAGTTGGCAACCTTATCTACATCCAAATCCATTGTCGCAGCGATCTCACGCATGATGTACGGGAACTTTGCAAACGGTGCTAACACAGGGTTACTGGCAATCTGCAAGAAGCTGATTAGACGCTGTGAGCGAACTTCGTTTTGCATGAAACTTTCAGTGCCACGAGCGCGGATCTCTAGGTCGCCTTTGATCTCTGGATCAAAATCAAATTGCATGTTAAATGCAAACATCGCCTCGCCTAGCGGACGCAACAGGTAGTCATCGAAGTTTTTGATGACGGTTCTGATAGAACCACTGGCCGCACCCATCAACATAGAGATGCCTGATGCAGTTCGACCAGTACCGGTCACGCCTGTTTGACCGTAGGAAAAAGAGGGCAGACCCGAAGACTCGTCAGCTAAAACTCGCGCCTTATCAAACAGCATCATGTTTTCGCTAGACACATTAGGGAACTTTGTGCCAAATATAGCCTGACCCGGTGCGCCACCTTGACGGCGAAAAACTTTACCAGGATACACGGTTAGATCTTGACCTGGTGTTAGGTTAGACTCATCAACTTCAATTAGCAGGTTGCCTGATAGGACAGCGTTGTCCACAGCCAACCGCATGAAACCATTCATCAGGGTTTGCGTGTCGTCCATGTTTTCAGCCAACCCGACACCGAAGAACGAATACGGGTTAACTTCGTAAGGAGTCGCGAAGTAAGGGATTCTTTTAGGCGTGAAAGGGTTAATAACAAGCCGGAGAACTTCTCCGTTACAGACCCAGCAATTGATTTGAACTTCGTCTTCATCTTTGTAATCATCAGGAATCTCCAAGTTATTATCGCGAGCGATCTGTGCGTCGATGGTCCCCCAGAACTCTAGGACTTCAAATCTTTCAATATCCGTGCCAGAATAAGCTGCATTACCCTCTGCCGTCTGGTTATCATCCAGATCGTTCTCCCACCACTCACGGGTGTAGTCAGGACCATATTTGATTGCTTCTTCGATAGCACTGGATCTAAAGTACGGACGCTTTTTAAGGTAACGCATCTGAGATCTAGTCATGCGATGACGCTCCACAACGTAATCACAATCGTACATGCTGTAAGCGTCAGGGTCAGGGTAGAAGTTCCACAGCGAGGTGTACTCAACTTGCGGAACTGTTTTTAGTGTAGGGTCGTATTCTCCGTTTTCATTCCAGTTGGAATATTCTTTGTCGAAAGCAAATGGCCCTTTCATGATACCGGTTCCAAACGCCACGCACTCAAAACAACTGAAGCGTAAATGCCGGGTAGCAGCAGACTCTTCTAACTGATCCTTAATTTTCTTTTCCATCTTTTTAGCGGCAACCATAGCCGGATGGAATGTGATAGCGGATGGTGTAACCCCTGGCCCCTCTTTCAAGCCTTCGATATTCTCAAGGTCATCTTGCAGCGGACCTAAACGATCTCGTAAAGTGTCTACAGTATCGCCAGGTTGTAGATCCCTACCGTCGCCGGGGAACCCGTAAACATTAGAAAACTGCTCCATAGCGGCATTGTCTTGCACTTCTTTGGGGTCGAAGTGAACTGTGTCTGCTACACCTTCTGGTAAAGTGGTAGGTTCAACACCGATAGGGAATCTATTCTGACTGAACAGAACGTCGATTAGCTGGCCGTAAGCAGCCAACACTTTCGTTTTCGTAACCTTAATAAAAACACGCGACTTTTCCGTGTCAGTAAACTGCACATCGGGGCCATAAATGCCACGATAGTTTCTATACGCTTGAAGCCACCGGGATTCATCGTGATATCTCGCATCTTTCGCTCTCTCAAATCTATCTTCGATATAGCTAACTATATTGCTATATTCACCGCGTCCCTCGTCTCCGGTATCATCTAAAACATTAATCGTTTCGTTTTCGTATTGTTCTGCCATTGTAAATCCTTAATATCCAAACCTAGAATCAGAGGGCGCCCATCTTGTTTTTGGCATATTATCAAACGCGGTTCGCAGGTTTGTAGGGCGAGATGAAACCATGTAACGCAAAGCATCGTAGGCGTGATCCTCGGCGTTGGTATCTACATCTTCAGCGTTGCGCTTGTCTAAAGGAATAGACGAAATCTGGTCGATGATATTTCTACAGTTAGAAAAAAATCTGATGCCAGGTTCACCAGTATCCTCGTCTTGCATCAGCCTTTTATGGATTTCAATTTTACCGCTGACGCGCGAGCCTGGTGATCTATCAGAGGGTCGGAACCTACACCCCTCCGCATTAAGCATCTCTGCGATGGACGGGCCGCGATCACCTCGTCTCGCCCAACAACTGCTATCTAAGACAGCATCGTAGATACGGCCATCGCCTAACTCTAAATCGACTATCTGGCGACCTAGCTGGTCGGCTGTCAATCGGTTGACATATAGCTCTCTATAAATCCATATATTATCGTCGTAATCAACAGCGCCCCAAAGGACGGCAGAATGAGAAGCAAAACCGAAGTCAGCAGCACGAATTTTAGTCCAGCCACTAGGGATCTCAAACGGATCGACAACATGGATTGATTTGTTAAACTCAGGGAACGCGCCATCTGCTACGACATCCCAATCACCGTAAAGATACTGTTGCTTCATTACATCCGGTAACTGCGCCAGCATCGTAACATAACTATCGTCTTGGGTAAGATATGGATTATCCCACACAGACGCCGGAATAAATTTACGGGTCAACTCTGCGGTAAGTGTTTTGCCTTCTAGTTCATACTCTACTTTTTCAGAGAACCGCGTGTTTGGTTTAGCCGGAGAGATAAATAGTTCCTTTACCCAACCTGACCCCCTGTTGCCGGGGTTGCCGGTAGCCCGCATATGTAGCGGGATGGTAGGGTCCGCAGAACGCAAAGAAGACCGTAAAAAATACCAAATCTCTGGGGTCGCGTATTGCGGTAGCTCGTCAACTCCTATCCACGAATACGACTGACCTTGATAACGCAGAACGTCCTGCAAGTTTTCGCAATACCCAAACTCGATTCTTGCACCGCCGGGGAAGTGCCAAGTATTTTCTTGAGTTTTAAACTTCGCGCCTGGGACCGCTTTCGGGTAAATTTGCTGAGTCTGAAAAATAACATCTCTCAGTTCCGGCATTGTCCGTCGAATTAATAATGCACGAGAGGTAGGCTTATCCACAAACCGTAAAGGAGCAATAAGCAAGCTAAAAGTTTTGCCGCCCCCACGAGCGCCGCCATAAAATACCTCCCTCTCGTTTGATCTAAGAAAATCAGTTTGAGGGCCAGGGTTAGGCCGGAACGCAACTTCTCTATTATCTTCAACAGGCAAATCCTCAAAAGAAATGATGTTGGATGGAGAGGTCGTTTTCTTTTTAGCTCTATCTAGGCGGCGCTTTGCCTGGTCTGCTTTAATCCTAGTTTGTTTCTCAGTTTGTTTAAGATCCTCCAGCTTACGCTGAGTAGGAGTGAGTTTCTTACGGCGTTTTTTTCGCCGGTCTTCAAGCTCTTCTTCAGTCCAGGCAAGTTTATGTAGCCTAGTTCCCGACAGTTTGCGAGAGGTTTCTTTCTCCAGCCAAGCTGCAACAGATCTAACTGAACGTCCAGATCGAACATGTTCAATAGCCTCACCCAAAAGTTCCAATGCCTTTGGATCAGGAACGTGCCAACCTACTCCGTCCTCATCAACTTCTCTGTCAAAACCAAAGGGGAGTTTGCCCCTAGCCTTATATTTTTCAGACCGTAGATGATTAATCTTCGGGTGTGCCATCCGCATCCTCTAGCGGCGGCAAGAATACAATAGCCGCCCCATTTGTTTTGTGTTCTACTTTTTCAGTCTTAACGATGCCGGTGCGATCTAAGATTTCTTTCGCAGCAGCTAGACGGTCTTTGTTGCCAAGGGCTGTTGGATCATCCAAGATACCGGACATGGACAACACAGCCTTCGGCGCATTCGCAGCCAGCATATACTCAGCACGTTCAATGATTTCGCTTTTGAGGTTACGGATCAACCGAGCCGGATACTCAGACTTGGCGTATCCTGCCATGTTCATGGCTTCTCGAAAGTTACCTTGCGCCTCACCAAACAACGCATTCAAGAATTTTTCTTGCTGCTCTGTCATATTAATACTTTGCTGTTTTGCTGGCCTTTAGGACGCCACGCTGGGTAAACCCACCCTGCTTCATTTTAGCCATAGAGTCTGCGTGTTTCATAATCGTCTTGGCTTGCTTGCCGTGCAACTTAGAGGCTTTTGCCAGTTGACCCGCAACCTTTTTGATACCTTTTACACTCATGACTTTGCCTTTTTACCTTTGGTGTATAACGGGCCACGCCGGGTGAACATGCCACCTTTCCGTCTATTGCCACGCTCCATCTCTTCCATATCCTGCAACGGATCAGGCGAGTCGGGGAAAAGACGGCGGGCCTCTTCTTCTCTCATATCCATCGCACTTTTACCGGTCAAACGGATACCGGTCGCGCGTTCAATAGCGCCCCTAATATCGTCCTCACCAGCGCGACGGCTTCTCGTTTGGACGGTTCTGGGACGCATTTCTTTTTCAGCCGGCAGAGGTTTTCTAGCTTGATCTCGCGGCCCCTTCGGCTCTGGGCGCTGTTTAATATCTTTTGCTGGGCCGAGAGGTTTTAACTTTGGTCTTCTGGGTGCATCTATCCCTTTGAACTCTTCTTCTTTTTTACCTCGCAAGCCTGGGCCTCTTTGTTTCGGGCCTGGGCCTCTTCTTTGCATTTGGCCTGTACCCTTTGCCTCTCCCGCTTTTTTAGTGGGCGATTTTGCGGCTTTGTCTGGGCGCGGTTTTGGTTTAGGCGGTTTTTTAGCCCGCACTTTTTCACCAATATTTTTTAAAGCCCGTTCGCCGGGAGGGGTGCCACCTCCAAAAATAGACTTAGTAGATTTGGGGGCAGCCGGTGGCGGCGGTGGTGTTTTAGTGCCTTTGAAGACATCAGGGTTATTTTTTTTGAGAGTGCGGATTTTTTCTAGGGCATTGTTCATACGCAATCGTTGCAGATCTTTAGTATAACGACTGTCTGTTTCGCCAAACTTTTTTTTAGCCGCATCATACTGTTTTTGTAGCTTTTCCATTCTAGCTTGCAGAGTGGTGCTGCTTCTCTTTCTTTTCATCTGTGACATTATAACCCCTACCTATATTTTTTAGTCTTCGCTGCAATCCGTTTAGGTTGCTTAACAAATTGCTTACCAGCTTTGGTTCCCTTGCGTTTGGCGCGAGTAGTAGCAGCGTACTCAGCAGGGCTAAGTGCCTTGATGGCTTTTTCTGGTAGATATCGCTCACCAGTCTTTGACGATTTTTTGCCAGACTTGGTGCGCCATTTTTGTTTCGTCCAATCCTTCAGACTTTGCTGTGATTTTTTAAGCGCCATTAACGGCCTCGTTCATCCATAAACTTTAGTTGAGTTTCTACAACGGACAGCCGGCGACGAGTTTCTGCCATGTGATCTCCGATAGCGTGGAGTCGTTTCATCTCTTCTAGCACGTTCTCTAGGGTGCGAGCATGATCGGCAACATCCCGTTGCAGGTTTACATTCTTCTCAATCGCCATGCGAGAGGCTACAGTGCCTACCTCTTCTTTTAGAATTGCCACGGTGTGTGCCTGTTGACTGACCCACCAAATAATACCGCCAGCTTGTAGCAGGACGGTAACGATAAGAGCTAATGGAATCTTATTGTCGAAGTTCATTTCTTACGAGCCTCCGTTTTCTTCTTCATCGCGTTGATGTACTTACGATACACCGCCGCTGCGCCAGTCTTCTTCGCAACCCTGGCTCGCTGTTCCATCGCTATGGCAGCTTGAATCTTATGTGCGTGAGATCTCCCTGATCGTTTGATCTTAGATACAGATGCCTCGGCATCCTTGGTGGTAGCAAACTTTAATCCGGTAATAGTGCCTTTCGGATTCTCATCCGTGTAGAGATCCGAGTGTTTCTTAGACTTGGCTGGTTGCCCTGGCTTACGAGGTACGCGCCTCATTTCTTAACCAGACCACCCTTCTTCATGAAACCCATTTTATTACGCACAGCGGTAGGCAGTTTCTTCAGACCCTTGCCTTTGGCTCCGGTTGGCACTGGCTTCAGCGACCCGCCGGCAGCTTTACCCGCATACTTCTTAGATTTGCGTTTAGTGCCGTCTGCTCTTTTTACCATGCCTCTTGCCCTCGCTGATGCTAACTCAGTAGCACCTAGTTTTTTCCCGGCTCTGAGTTTTTTTCTAATGTTTGCTGCGCTAGGAGCGGTCATGACCTATACCCACCACCAGCTTTCTTATAGGCCGCTGCGGTCATCTGAGCTTTCCTGGCAGACCACTGACCTGGCTTGCCACCCTTTGACCCGGCTTTAATTCTGTTGAAGATTCGTTTACGCAGAGCCGGCTTCGTATAGTTACCAGCCTCGTTAACCCGGCTCTTCGTCTTCTTCTTCTTCGCTGGCATCATACCCCCCATGAAAATTATCGTAGATCGTATCTAGCTCTCTAAAATCCTCTGACTCTGAAGAGAACTGCCGGTGAATAGGCTCGAAATCAGGTCGCTCACCACCAAGCTCGAAAAAAGCAGGGTCGTAAAACTGACTACGATTATTAGGAACGCCGACAATACGACCACAATTAAGTTTGCATAGATGAGTAATTTTATTTTGTCGATGATCGTCAGCGTACTGGCTGTTAAAGTAGTCAAGCGAGAACCAGTACCTTCCCTCATGTTTTTCACCGTTAATCAACGCGAACATCGGTAGATCGCGAAACATGTCAAAACGCACCACGGAAAAATTAAACGAGGCGCAGTCCCAAGGCTGGATCTCGTAGTCTGACCAATCGTCATCACACTCCTTGGTCACTACAGCCCGTAAAGGCATTCGACTCCAACCGTACCCGCCGTAACCAGGCTCAGTAAAGCAAACCTGGAAACTTAACTGCCTTCCCATGTAACTCGTTACAGCATGGACAAAACCATTAAGGTATTCTCCGTGTCCTCTCTTATCCCCCGTAGTATACTCACGGCGAATAAGCACCCGTTCAAACGGGATGTTCTCTGTGAGAAGAGACATTAGTATTTAGCCATTTTACCTTTTCTGGCAGTCATGGTTTTCTTTTTCTTCATCGCGGCACCACCGCCCATTTTCTTCATGGTGGTTTTCTTGGCCATCATTTTTTTACCTGGATGTGCTGGCATCGTCATTACTCCCTTGTTTATGACATTCACACTTACAAACCTCTGGTTTGCAGTTAACTTCTATGCAGCTATCACACCTATCTGTCATAGCACAGGGCCACCCTCGTTCCATTTGGTTCGATGCGCCCAGTATTTAGCAGACAACTTAGTTTTTGGTGCAGCACCGTGCCGAGCATAGTAAGATTTCTTTCTAGCCTTATCCTTGGCTGTCTTAGGGTTCTTACCAGCACCGCGCACACCCTGTTGTCCGAAACGGATCAGCTTGACCTTATCACCCTCTTTTGCTAGAACAGCATGACTCTTAGTTTTATGCTTTGGGGTACGTTTAGGTTTGTTATATCCAGAAAACGTCTCACCCCTTACAGTGATAGCCATGCGTCCCTCAAAAAAAGTAGGGGCTACCCGTCGATATGAAACGCCCCTTTAAAAATAGTTTCTGCAATCACCAAACCAGAATAGGTTAAACTTGCACACCCAAGCCCCGCAAGACAGAGATACACAAGCCAACGGGTAATTTACGAAGCATTATACACTATATAATTTTAAATGTCAAGTAAAAAGTTTATATGTTAGCAAAATATCTGTATCTGTACAAGAGTTTTATGCCATAGTTGGCCAAGAATAACTTTTTATTATATATATTATATGTTATTTTGCATTTAAGATAATTTATTTATAAATATAATGCCCCTCACAAATCATATATCAGATATGATACTTCGTTTTGATACTCCGTATCAATCTAATACGAAGATTGTATCATATATAAATTAAAAAGTCAAGCAAAAAATACACATATAAGATAACTATTTTGGTAAACACAATTCTGTCCAGGTAAATACATGACTACCCGCCCCATGTGTTGACACTGATTTCCCAGAATTTTGCATAATGACGTAACGCATACCACCCAGGGGCCAGGTGGCGACCGCCCCGGCCTTGGCATTTTGAAGGTTTGAGGGTTTTTGGGGCCGGCCGGCGACCCTTTTTTTATTATTAGGGCCGGCCGGGGTTCTTGGGTCTATTCCAGGGCCAGGGATTAGGGTTTTTTTCGACACGAAACAGGCCGACCCCGTCTCTCGCTAGATAGTACACCCCCAACCCTATTTGGCGGCTCATATCTCACAGGGCCAAAAAAATTTGTTGACACCTATTCCGGTTGGTTGGTACTGAAAAAAGACCGGCGGGGAAAACCGGTCCGGCGAGTAAACTTTTAACCAACGGAGAGAGACCAAATGACCACGATTATCGAAACAGATTTGGACAACGCAACCGTGACTGTGGAGATGCTCTTTACCGACCTGCAATATTTCATCGAGAAATTCTCAGGCTTTGCTGAGAGAAACTTACAGGAGAGAGATTTCAAGGCGGCGATCTACTGGGCCGACCGCGCCAAATCTTTGTCGGACCTTACAGAAAAGTTTGAGAAACGCCTTGAGGAGAGAGCAAAGGAGGCGAAAGAGGAGACCGTTCAAAAAGTTACCGAGAGAATGCTTAAGTTAGCAGGCCGGTAATTAGGTTCTTACGATGGGCCAGGGTTCTTTTCCTGGCCCATGATAAGACCCTAATCAAACCTTTCACGAATGGAGAGAAACATGGCCAAGAAATCAGTCTATCAAATGCAGCAGGAAGCGCACCTTGAGGTCGCCTCGCAAATCCGCGCCCTTATGATGGAGCATGGGACCCAGTGGCTCAAATCTTGGAGCGGCAAGGCCGGCCTTACACCGACCAACGCACTCACCCAACAGACCTATCAGGGTTTCAACTGGGTGCGATTGAACCTTGCCGCAACGGCTAAGGGTTACGCCTCCAACTACTGGGCGACCTATGCGCAATGGCTAGAACTTGGGTTCCAGGTCCAGGCCGGCGAAAAAAGCGTTGGCGGGTTTCGTGTAATTCACGGCGTCAAAGATAAAGACACGGACAAAGAGCGACACTATACCAGCACGAAACCTTTCAACGTGTTCAACGCGGACCAGGTCGCGGACGCGGACGGCAACCGGCCGGCCTTTGCTAAACCGGTTGAGGTGACAAACATTCCAACGGTCGCGGATGATTTCGTGAAGGATTGCGGCGCGATTTTGAAGAACATCAAAACGGACCGCGCGTTTTATGTCCCCTCCCAGGATTTCATTAACATGCCTCACTGTGACCAATTCAACACGGTGGAGGATTACCAAGCAACCTTGCTCCACGAATTGACGCATTGGAGCGGTCACCACTCACGGTTAGACCGGAAGTTTGGCACATCTTTTGGGACCAAAGACTATGCCCAAGAGGAATTAGTGGCCGAGCTAGGCGCGGCGATGCTGTGTTCTCAACTTGAAATATCTGTTACGCCTCGCGAGGATCACGCCAAGTACCTTAACAACTGGATGCAAAAACTCAAAGACGAGCCCAGCGCATTCTTTAAGGCCGCGACCGCCGCCAGTACTGCCGCAACCTTCCTAACTGACCTGGCAGGTCAAACTAGCCGAGATGAAACCATAGCCGCTTGAGGCTCTTACAATGGGCCGGGGTTGTATCAGACGCCGGCCCATGATAAGACCCTCAACCAACCAACCAAACGGAGAGAGACCAAATGACTGATCTGAAAATAATCACCATTGGGCCAGAGACTATCGCCGGCTATAACGGCGCGGGCTGGCCACAACATAACTTGCCGATTAGCCACGCTGTCGTCGCGCTTACATATCCGGCCGGCGATATCGTCGCGGTTGACGTCTTCGACCATAACGACGCGCTACTTATTGAGCGCGGCATTGAGGATTTCACGCGGGAAAATAAAGGCCCCGCCGATGCTATCGCGTCGCGGATCGCGTTGACGGCGCGGCTAGTTATTCGCAGCGACAAACACCGGATCACGGCGCCAGGAACAATCGCAGACGGCGGTTATCAGCTTCCCTAACCTAAAAGACTAGGCTCTTGATGATGGGCCGAGGTTCAGATACCTTGGCCCATAACAAGACCCTAGAGACCAACCAACGGAGAGAGAACATGTATAACCGGAAATATGTCACCGACCTTGCGGATCACCATTTCAACGCCGCCTATTACAACAAAACGGGCGACGAATATTTGGACGAATTGTGCGCCTCCTTTGCCGAGGAGATTGTCGGCGAATATCCTGACAGCATAGAGGAGCAAGACGATGCCATATTGTCATGGGTTGACACGTCCGCGTATACCTTCAACCCGAGATGGGCGGAGGAGTTGTGCGAGTGCTGTGCAACTCGCGCGGGGTTCGAGGCGGCGTTGGATTTTGAACCTATCCAACGCCGCTCAACTGTGACGGAGACGGTTCAAGTTTTATTTATGACCGTTGCCAGGTTTGAAATGATGCATCGGGTCCAAAGAAAGTTAATAGACTGGCGTTATAAAATTGAGGAGGAGGCCAACAATGACTGAGGCGGTTTGGACGACACTGCTCGCGGGTTTGGTAGGGTTTATGCTCTACCTAGCCGCCGCCTGGGTTGCTCAAGATATGTTCCCGGCCGATGTTTTAATTCTGCAACAGTCGGGAACCTTGTCATGACTGAGGTGCTTGGAGTGATCTTAGTTACTGGGTTGACTGCTTCCCTCATTTGGTTAGCCGTTGACCAACTGCAATCTATTATCAAAGGAGAGTTCAGCCAATGAAAACGCCAACCTATAACAAGAAGGCCGTGGATGCGGCAATCAAACGCGACCCCCGTATCAAACCGAAAGAGGCTAAGGCTATTCACGCCTTACTGAAAGGCCGCCGGGGCTAGGTTCTTGAAGATTGGCCAGGGTTTTTATATCCTGGCCAATAACAAGACCCTAGAAACCTTAAACGGAGAGAGAAGATGAGCATAGTAGATTACATGCTGAGAGATGACATCGACAACGGCGTTAGCCTTAATGAAAACGGCCAGGCGGTGATTGACTGGGGAATTCGGTTAATTTTAGAAATACCGCACCAGCATTCCGCGTCTGCTTGGATCGCTTGGAATACGGATGAATTTTTGAACACCGTGGCCGAGCTAGGCTATGACGAGGACCACGAAGATTTCGGAGAGTTAAACCCGGTCAGCGCCTTTGACTGGATTAGGCGAGATTTGCACACCGCCTTTATGTTTGAAGGCCCAAACATGATTGATGACATGCAAAAATTTATCGAAGAATATAGGGGCCATCAGTGGGCCTTGGCCGTATCTATCATACGCGAAGAGATCAAGTTTTTCACCGGCAAAAACGACGGAATGGGCGAGGAAGAAGACGAGTAGGTTCTTGAGGCTGGGGCAGGGTTGTCATATCCTGCCTCAGAACAAGACCCTATGAACCTAAAACGGAGAGAGAAGATGACAAAAATGATTGAGTATTGGGAAGAAGGTGACGACGTTGACGGCACAGGCCGATTTGTTACTTACGGGGAATGGCAGAAAATTTTAAAGAAAGAGGCACATGCGTGTGCGGCAGAATGCTATCGAAAAATTGGACAACTGACCGACCAACCAACTGTTGACGATGTAGCTGACTATGTGTCTTATATCTGGCCAACTTTGGACGATCAAGATATGCACTACATAACAAAAGTCATTTGGTCACGGCGGATGGCGTATGGGGTTCTTGATTTAAGAGTAGGTTCTTGAGGCTGGGCCGGGGTTTAATTATTCCGGCCCAGAACAAGACCCTATAAACCTACAACGGAGAGAGAAGATGACGAAAGAAAATGTGACCAATCTCAACCTTAAAACCCTGGACGATCTCGCGCTGTCTAAAGCACGTTCGATTGATGACATGGTGACCAAAATTTTACAAACCGATTGGTCATTTGTTCAACGGTTGGTCCGTAACGCGATAGCCGACGTTGAGACCGACGCAGGACATGGTGTCGAATTAGAAGACTTATCAAGGTCGGCGCTTTGGCATATGTTAGAAGACCTGCTGGACGCACAGCGGGCACTCGAAAAAATTGTAAAGTTCCAGCATAAGTTTGATGTGACCCCGACGGAGACCGGAGATGAATAAATACAAATCGTACCTGATCTTTCCCAAGGCTATTCAAGAATTCAAATCGAAGTGGCCGGCCAATGGGTTTGACGAGGACTTGCACACCATTCGCTTTGAACTGGATGCCGGCGACAATCTGGTGGACATTGAGTTTCAAGACTACGATACCAACCCTCTTGATGATGAGGCGTTTGATGATAACGCCATTGGCGCACTCATAGAAGACGCTATCATCTATGGGCTAAACGTAGGGGAGAACCGGTTCAATAGGTTCTATGTGTTCAACCGGTATCACTTGGAGGGCAAGGGGTGATAGACATCTTCATATATCTGTTCTTGTTCGTGATGTTGTTTGTTGTCGCAATCGTAATGGTCGAGCAATATTACATCATTCGAGAGATCATTGATGATCTCAAACTTGCAAACACGATCATAGAAAAACAAGACAACGAAGAACGCGACACTATGTCACAAGTAAAACTGGTTGATTAAACTAGACAGCTTCCCAAAAGGCCCCCAACCTTTAGAGACGTTTCGGCGTCTCTTTTTTTTTGGCTGACATGATAGACCCAAGAGATCAAGGCACATGGCTGACAAGGACTGGCATCGCCAAAATACTGTTAGCCAAGGCCGACAAACTAAAAGACCCAGCCGCCGCCGAGGCCGTCAGAAAAGACGCGCGGGTGCTGATAGAACAGGCAGAGCGGGAGACAGATTACATTGACCCGAGATGACGCATACTTTGAGTGGGCCAAGTCGGTTATCGAAGCTAACGACCGTCGAGACACACCGTGCAAGGGAGTTTGTAATTACTCCAATGAGCAAGACAAGTGCCTGACTTGTCACCGTAATTTATCTGAGATCACCGCGTGGCCAAACCTAACTAGGTCAGAGCGGCGCAAGATGATGCAGGAAATTAAAGCGAGGCGAGATGAAACAACCTAACCGACAAGCATTCGGGGATGCAGAGCAAGCCGCCGTGGCTGAGGTGATGAAATACTACAGCAGTCACGGAGAGGACCCGCCCTATCAAGGCAGGTTTGAGCGTAGGTTTGCGTTACGTTTTGAGATGCAAATGAACGGTGGTTTCGCTGTCCCGGTGGCGACGGGGACTGGAGCCTGCTATCTAGCGTTAGCCGCACTCAAGACCTTCTATAACCTACCGGGCGGGTCCGAGGTTATCTTGTCTCCGGTCACCGACAGCGGGCCATTAGCGGCCATCGTTGCGCTAGGCTTTGTTCCGGTTATCGCTGACGCTGCACCGGGTTCTTACAACGTCAACCGGCAATCTATTATAGACTGCGTGACGGATCAAACGGCGGCGGTCTTTGTTGTCCATGCAGCCGGTGCGCCGGTCGAGGATATCCCGAAGATTGCTGAGGATTGCGCCAGCAGTGGTATATATCTTGTTGAAGATTGCAGCCAGGCCCCGTTCGCCATGCCTAAGAGCGTAGCTTATAGTTACGTTGGTCAGTTTGGAGACATCGCCGCCTTCTCAACTATGTACCGCAAGACAATTCAAAGCGGTGGATCGGGCGGGCTGGTGTATATCAAAGAGGGTGGCCAGACTGGGCTGGGCAATCATGTTCTGGCACACAAAGATCGCGGCAAACAAACCTGGCGGTCAGACTTAAATCAAAATGACCCAAGCAATGCGCTTTTCCCTGCCTTGAACTGGAATACTGACGAGTTTTCTTGTGCGATAGGTGAGGCAAGTGTAAAGCGAGCAATCGAAACCATAATAAAACGTAACGAATTTGTCGCTCAACTAAAGAAATTACTTGACAAATGCAGCGAGGTATGCTCTATACCAGAGGGCTATCACGATGGACACTCGCCATTTTATTTGCCAATTATTGTTGACGAGAAAAAAATTACCGTCACAAAGACGGAGTTTGCTGAAGCCGTTCAAGCCGAGGGTGTAGGTTTACTACCGCATTACGGTTGCTTAGTCAGCGATTGGGAGTGGGCGGCTGATTATATTAATTGGCAACCAACTCAAAAATACTCAGAGGGTCATGCGCCTCACGCGCCCAAGACCCCAAACGCCAGAGCGATGCGCGATGGTTCGTTCAACCTGTTTTTAAACGAGAACTACACCAAAAAAGACGCGGTTGAAATCTTGCTGGCGATAACAAACGTCGAGGAGAGAGTTGTTAAAACTCAACAACAGGGGGGTAAAGGTGTTGAGCAAGTTAGAGCAACTCGTATGGAAAGAGATCCAAAAGACGGCTGAACAGTCAGAGGACCCGAAACAATTTTGGGAATACTTTTACCGGTTCCGCTACGCAATCCGCAGTAAGGTAGAACGCTATTGGGAGGACAAACTTTAATGTTCCGATCACCAAACGAAACTTTGTTTTGTGTCTATGACCTAGCCATCGCGCCGATCACGTTTGATTTCATGCATTTTGCTGTGAATTGTGAGATGGCGCGGGCGGCGAACAACGCAAAGTATATCCACTTTGTATTTGTATTAGGTCCCGACCGGACATGGCGAATGCAGACGCCGAAGGATGGGTCACTGACCACCGATGAAAAGATGTGGCGATTGAAGCATATACTAGAACCAATCGCCCGCATGACACCAGAATACGCTGGCCACTCGGTCTACCTTGATAGAAACGAGGCAGCTAAAGAACTCGCAGCTTTGCCGGGTAGTCTGATCTGGCCACCGTCCTATCATATCAACCAACCAAACGGCGCGTTTATGTTGGCGCAGGTGGTTGATATTTATGGGCAGGTAAAAGAGAAGAACGAAGGCATCACACCGGTCTGTCTCAAGCCTTGTCCAGAGGCCGTCAGGTTGGCAAAGCTATGGTGTGAGAAGCAAGGTGTCGATACCGAGCATATGGTCACGATCACCGTGCGCCAATCTGCCATCGAAAAAGAGCGCAACAGCAACCTTCAATCATGGCTACGGTTTGCGCGAGAAATAACAAAGGAGGGCTGGCATCCGGTGGTCATGCCTGACACCGAGCAGGTTGTTATCCATGACGCGAATGACCTGCATGATCTCAAGGTCTATTGGCCTGGACCGGTTAATTTAGACCTGCGCGTGGCGATGTATCACCTAGCAGCTTACAACCTCAGTCACAACGGTGGGCCGGCTGCGTTAAACTTCTTCTTACCGGGTTCTAAGTACCTCCAATGGCTACCGGTTGATGCGTTGCCGAAGGTAATCGAAGCCGAGGGAGAAGTAGGACAAGAAAGATTATTGGGGTTGAAGAAAGGCGAGGACTATGACTTCGCAGAAGGAATCAAAAAATATGTGTGGGACAAAGCGACCTACACAAAAATCTACAAGCGATTCAACGAGTTCGTGGAAGAAACAAGAGGTTGAGTTCGATTGGGAAGATGAGTGGCTAAGGGTCTACATGATTGCAAGACTAGTGGGTGGCAACAAATGACTGTCGGTGAAAGATTAAAACAAGCACGAAAAGCTGCCGGGTTTAAAACTGCCAAAGCATTTGCTGAGGCAATGTTAGAGCCAAAACAAAAGGCAACTTATTACACCCACGAATCAGGTCAGCGCAGTGTTCGTGTGCAAACAGCAACCCTCTACGCTGAGTTGATGGGGACAACGCCGGAGGCCATTTTGTTTGGTGAGGAGAAACAAGTGACGATGGACACCAAGAGATATATTTTAGATTCGCTGGAGCAATACTATCAAGGCCAGATTGCAAAGCATAAAGCGAACATCAGTGTGTTGTTCAATAATCATGTTGGGCTGGCTGAACATCCAGACATCATAGAAACATTAGATAGTCAGCTTGGATTGTTAGCTGATTATGATGAAAAGTTAGAGATGCTTCACAAGCATTTCTATAGGCAGAAAGTAGACACTGCCGGTCCTCCAGATAATTCTGGATGACGCAAAGACCGCGCTCCCTTAGCTCAATGGATAGAGCAACAGCCTTCTAAGCTGTGGGTTGCAAGTTCGAGTCTTGCAGGGAGCGCCACTAAAAGGAAATAACATGGGAAAAGATTATGAAGTTGGAAGTGAAGCGCCTGATATAATTTACTGTACTGCCGACAATTTACTTTGGGAGTGGGACGAGGAATTTTCCCAGCTTGATCTCCCGTTAGAATTTAATTTAAGTGATATAGAAATAATCGAAGATCACATAAACCTGCGAACATGGGAAGATTTCGATAGTGAAGAACAAACCCAAAAAGAAATCGAATCGTTTCGCAAAAGACTTGATGACCCCGAAATATAAACCGAGGGTCATACCAAATAAACGTAGGGGGGACAGGAATGATCGAAGAGCTAATAAACGATTTGATGTTGAAGATCGGTGAGACTAAGCGGTTTGACTGTCCCTTCTGCGGCGGTGTTAATACATTTACTATAACAAAAGAGCGCGATAACACGGTTTGGAATTGTTACAAAGCAAGCTGTCCAGCCAAAGGTGGCATTGGTACGAAGCTATCTCGTGCTGATTTAGCACATAGAAAACAACAGCCTAAACCACCACCAGAATTTGTTATCCCACCGTCTTTCACGTTAGATTTCCCTGTCCGCATGGTCAGGTATCTTGAAAAAAACAATGTGTTAGATGCATGGAAAGCAAACCGTGTGCAGTTGTACTACGATGTGGCTGCTAATCGTGTCGTCTTTATAATCAAGGCAGACAATAAACCCGTCGATGCAGTAGGCAGAGCCTTGCACAAAGGTGTCAAGTGGTTGCGCTACGGCACCAGTAAAGAACCATTCATCGTACCGACTGACATTCACCACGCGATTGTGGTTGAAGATGCAGCATCAGCCGCGGCGGTCTCTCAATACGGTACAGGTATTGCCTTGCTGGGGACACAACTAACAGATCGTGCGCTAGAAATAATATCACAGTATAGGTCAGTCACCGTCGCTCTTGATAGAGACGCGACAAATAAGGCGTTGCACTTGACCAAAAGAATTAAACAGTTTACCACTGCTACTATGAAGATTTTAAAAGAAGACCCGAAAGTTTATCCCAGGGGGGTAGTAGAATGAAGAGGCGATTAAATCAAAAGCTGCAACAACAACTAGATGCAGCCAGGCAAGAACGGTTAGACTACCATCCGTTCGCTCATCTAAGAGGCCGCGATGATGAAGATGCGTGGCAAGAGATACACGAAACTCTATCTTTCTTGGAGGAGATTGAAGATCATGACGGATAACACCAGCAATTTGTTACTGGGTTTGTTTTTACGTTATGATTTTTGGGAGCAAAACAATTTACTACTGGGCGAAAACTATTTTGAGGAGGAGAGCAAAAAGATTTATCAGGTGATCGAACAAGCTCACCTAAAATACAAACGTGATCTGACCATAGCCGAGGTCGAGGCACTCTTACATGCTAACAACCCTTTGCTAACGGCTGCACAGAAGGCCATGTATGACAAGCTGTTGCACACTATCGACCCGGTGATCGGGGCAGACGTAGCTGAGGAAGTCTTGAAGGCATCCTTTAGAGAGTATATGGGGCAGACAGTGGCGCAGATAGGCATGAGTCTTATCGACGGTAAGGATGTTGACCTGACCACGCTCAGAGAGCTTGCTGATAAATACGAAGGTGGGTTCATCCCAGACAAACAACTTGATGTTTTGTCAACCGACTTTGATGAAATCCTTGAGTACAACAACACAAAGCTACCTTGGCGATTTAACTTAGCAGGGTTGACAAACCTGATCCCTGGTATTGGACCCGGCAACTTTGGGATCGTCTTCGCGCTTGTCGAGTCTGGCAAGTCTGCGTTTGGTATCAGCTTGTGCTTCGGACCAGAGGGGTTCGCAGCGCAGGGTGCCAGGGTTTTGTATATCGCTAACGAGGAGCCGGCAGAGGCCACCAGGTTTCGCGCTGTCATGAGTCACACTGGGTATAACGAGCAACGCATATTGAATAACCGGCACTGTGCGGCTGACCAGTGGCGACAGGTCAAAGACAAGGTTTTGTTTCATGAAACAACTGACATACGCCAGCTAGAAGCCCTAGTGAAAAAACACAAACCAGACATCGTTGTCATTGACCAAATGGACAAGCTGAATATCAACGGTCAGTTTCATAGAGATGATTTGAAACTTGGTGAGGTGTATCGCCGGGGCCGTGAGATTGCCAAGAAAAATAATTGCTCTGTTATCGCTGTCACACAAGCGGATGCGAGTGCAGATGGTCGAACAAGTTTACGATTCACGCAAATGTCTGGGAGCAAGATTAGCAAACCTGCTGAGGCTGATTATGTGATTGGCCTTGGCAAAGAAACAACTGATAATGGATCGGATAATTTTTTACGCTACCTTACAGTGTCTAAAAACAAGGTTGGTGGTAGACATGGCAGATGTATTGTGAAAATTGTTCCAGAAATTTCTAGGTATCATGACTAAAAAATGCTTGACAAAGCCGAAAAAGCATGTTATCTGGACTGATAAGGACCTGGAAGTTCTATATCTATATATAATATATATTATTAATATAGTATTATATAAACATATATTAATATATATATTATAGGAGAGGTGTGATGAATATAATTATATGTGGACCGAAGTGGCGTAACGACAGAATAGCTATTTATCTTAGACAGCGTGGTCACACTGTCATGATGGATAATGAACGACAGATTTTGTCCGACCTAGACAACGGCTTGACTGCTGATTTAATTATCAGCAATGGCTTTGCTCCGATATTTAAGCCCCATCATGTTAAGAAACATAATATCATAAATATTCACCCAGCTAGTTTGCCTCACGGACGAGGCATCTATCCTAATGTATGGGCCTTATACAACGGCACTGCGATAGGTGTGTCTATTCATCAGATCGACGAAGGCATTGACACTGGCGACATGCTGGCGAGCGACTACATGCAGCATTGGGAGCTTGAGTGTCGGCTTAACAACCCTGCCGAAACTCTACAAACTTTTTACGACCACCTTCTGCGTCGGGCAGAGTATCTTTTCTATGCAACCTGGCCTCGGATAGAAGACAACACCATCGTGCCATATCAACAGGCCCCCGGTGGCTTTCAGCATTACAAAAACAGAGAGCAATCTGAAAAGCTCATGGGCCTGTTCGCAGATCGCTGGGCAACCCCAATCAAGATTGTTCACTTGGCAGGCCAGATGGCGAGGGAGATTACCAATGCCCCGGTATACGGTGATTGATTTAGAAGTCGATCTTCATGGTGATCGTTCAGACCCGACGCCCTATAACGCTAATAATAGTCTGGCTGCGATTGGCTATATGAGACTTGATGTAGACGATGAGCCAATCGTGATTTACCCAGACGATCTACAAGGTCTGTCAACCTTTCGCGACATACTGTCACAGTCTGATTATATCATTGCACACAACGCCAAGTTTGACTTAGCCTGGTTGCGTGAAAGTGGTTTCAACTTTGAGGGCAAGGTGATTGATACAATGATTAATCAATATGTCCTCAATCGTGCGGTAAGAGGTCCCCTAGCCTTGGCCGCACTGTCCTCGCGCTACGAGGTCACCGAGAAATTAGCCTCCCTCGGTGAAGCTCTAAGTGCAGGACAAAACTTCTCTGATATGCACAGAGAAGAAGCAACTAGATATCTGTCTCACGATGTCAAGGCAACTGCTGAGATTTATGTGAAACAGACGGAGCAAATGACCAATGCCGAGGGTGCATCACTCATTCCCGTGAGAGATTTGATGTGCCAATTTTGCTCGGTTCTGACAGATATCGAACGGTCAGGAATGGCGATTGATCTTGATGTGCTTGACCAGGTGGATCACGATTACGCGCAAGAGCAAGAGGAACTCTCAACATTCTTGACTGCGACTACCCATAAGCTAGTGGGCGACACGCCGGTTAACTTGTCCTCTCCTGAGCAAATGTCTGAGGTTCTATACTCCATGAAGCTGGTTGATAAAGCTCTATGGAAAGATATCATGAACATCGGGACAGATGCGAAAGGTAAACCGAAACGTCGCCCACGGCTGTCTCTCGCAGAGTTCAAAGATGCTCTGTCGAGATGCTTCAGACGCTCCTACAAGACCCGTTCTCTCCAATGCCCCGGCTGTCATGGCCGGGGTACTTTTTTTAAAACTAAGAAAAACGGAGAGCGGTTCAAGAAAGCTACTAAATGTCAGATGTGTGACGGGCGAGGCTTTCTATTAGAAGATACGAAAGAGCGGGCGGGTTTAAATATCAAACCGTCTGTTGCCTTGGCGGCATCTGGTGGCTTCAAGACAGATAAGATTACTCTGAACAACCTCATGAATCAGGTGCAAGACCCAGACGCTAAAAAGTTTTTAGAGTCAATCGTCCGATTATCTGCAATAGAAACTTACAGAGCGTCATTCATCGAAGGCATCAAGAAAGGAATCAAGTCTGATGGTTTACTACATGCTAATTTTAACCAATGTATCACTGCTACAGGTCGTCTAAGTAGCAGCAACCCCAATCTACAAAACATGCCGAAAGGCAAGTTGTTCCCTGTTCGCCGCGCTTTTGTAAGCCGGTTTGAAAACGGTGAGTTGATTGAGATCGACTATTCACAGTTAGAGTTTCGCGTGGCCGGTACGCTGGCCCGAGATCACAAAATCAAAGAGGAGGTAGAGAATGGTTTTGATGTCCACGCCTACACTGCGAAAGTGCTTACAGATCATGGGGAACCCACTGAGCGAGGCCCAGCTAAAGCAAGCACTTTTCGACCCCTCTACGGCGGCACAAGTGGCACTCCGGCACAGATGGCTTACTTCAAAGAGTTCTTCGCCAAATACCAAGGCATCTTCGCCTGGCACACAGAGCTACAAGAGCGAGCGATCAGGACAAAGCGGATCATTACCGCCACCGGAAGACAGTTCGATTTTCCAGATTGCTTCCGAAATAGCCAGGGGAACGCCAGCGCCAAGACCCAAATAGTGAACTACCCTGTTCAATCGGTTGCGACGGCAGAGATCGTGCCACTCGGTGTGATTCTGCTGTGCAACAAACTAAAAGAACTAGACTTGAGAAGTCGTGTAATCAACACCGTGCATGACAGTGTGTTGATTGACTGCCACCCAGATGAAATAAATATCATAAAAGATATTGGCCCATCCTGTTTGCTTGCCGCACAAGATGAAGCACAACGACGCTTCGGTCTTGATACCTTCATCCCTTTGGCTGTCGAAATGTCGAGGGGAAAAAACTGGATGGAGCAGTACGATTTTACTTGACTTTTCAAAAAGACTGTGCTACAACATCACTCTTTTAATTTGGAGATTCTAATGAATCAACTCGCTACATTACAAGACACACCAGATTTCGCAGCGATGTATTCGGTCCCGTCTACCGGAGCGCCTAACATTGCCCGAGCTAGAATTAACAGAGACTCTAACATTAAGTTTGACGATAAACTGGTTACTGTACCAGCGCCCTCAATCTGCCTCAAAGACACTGATGGCCTAGAGTACTACGCTACAGAGGTTTATATCAGGGTTTATATGGATACCATGCAGACAATGGTATTCGACGCAGAGAAAGAGGAATACACAAACATTTCTGCCCACTTTCATGATTTCAAAAGCACCGCTTTAGATTGGTTTGGTGGTGATAAATGTGGGTGGGTTCCATACAAACAAAAGGAGAAGCTGCGTAGTGAAGATCCAATCGCTTACGCAAACGCAAGTAAGGTGAAGTTGTATCGCCATGTGTATGGAACGATCCGAATGGTAGACCCTGTGTCGCCGGGTACAGATACACCCAAAGAAATCGTGGACGTTCCTTTTCGCATGAGACTTGGTCCATCTAATTTCAAAGAGATTGGCGATGTTATTGGTGGCTTGATGTCACACAAACCATCTATCAACCCTGCGTCCGTTGAGATGAAGCTGGATTACGACATGGATTCGCGCGGATCGAATAAGTGGTTTGTGCTAAAATATAAACCATTGTTGGATAATATCATCGAACTTGATAGCGATCACAATATTCTGCGCCAAGACTTTCTTGCGTTGAAGGACTACGAGAACGCTCAAGTCGAAGCTCGGATGCGAGACAACAGCACAGGTGTGGTCGATGCGTTTGACGACATCTTAGAGCCGTGAGATGCACGATGATGTGCATTGGCTTCAAGACAAGTTAGATGACTTTCTTTATAGCAAGCCAGCGTTGCCTCCTAACGTAATACAGGAGGCAACGCAAAGTTTTCATGACAAACTACAGAGGTTTAACGAACCACCTAGGGAAAAAGCAACACTCCCGTCACTATCTCAGGTTGGCAAGCCATTCTGCATTCTTCACGCAGAGAAACTAAACTGGAAGCCACTACCCAAAACGCCATCGTTCAAAGTGAAAATGACGTATGGCGATATGACAGAAGTTCTAGCCGTTGCTATTTTAAAAGCAGCAGGTGTAAACATTTTTGCCATCAACCAGCGCACCGTCTTGCATACAGAAGAGGGTGAATTGAATGGCGAGTTTGATATTATTATTCAAGACGAGGCGGGTCAGCTAACCCTGTGGGATATCAAATCTGCCTCACGCTATGCTTTCGATAGTAAATTCAAATCATATGAAGCACTAAAAGAAACTGATAGCTTCGGTTACGTCAGTCAGTTGTTTGGTTATACTAGGGCCGAGAGAGCTAAGTATCATGATCTTGAGGCCGGCGGTTGGATTGTCATCAGTAAAGAGACAGGCGATATTAAAATCTGCCCAGCCAACCCAGCAGATGAAAATCTGTATTATGATAAAATTGTAGACACAATCAAACGATACAAAACTGCTGATAAAGATAACTTCAAACGTGACTTCTCAGACGTTGAAGAAACCTTCTACAAGAAGCTAACAGGGAACCGCAAGTTGGCTATCACCTGTTCTTATTGTGATTATAAATATACATGCTGGCCTGACTTGCAATATCGCAAACGAGCTAGGTCTAAGTCAGCAAATGCCTTTGAATACTACACGTTCTTCCAAGAAGAACCGAAAGATATCAGTAGCGTCAGCGAAGGCTAAGGGTCGTCGTCTTCAGCAGTGGGTGCGAGATTGGTTACGCCAGACTCTACCCGGTGTTGAAGACGACGACATCCAGTCTACCCCCGGCGGCGTGAACGGACCGGATATTGGTCTTAGCCCACTTGCTAGACGTAAGTTTCCTTGGACCGTGGAATGCAAAGCCAGAGCCAGGGTGACTTTATACGACGCCCTAGAGCAAGCCGAATCTAATTTAATAAAAGATACTAAACCGGTTGCCATTGTGAAAGGCGACCGCAAAGAACCTATAGCTATTCTTTACGCAAAAGATTTTTTAGAAATGAGCCAATGGATAAAAAAGCGCCACTAGAATTAAGTCACAAAGTGATGATACCAAATAACACGTTTGGTATCTTCGTGCATCTGGATACAGAGAATCAAATGTTGCAAGTCGAGGTCGGTGATTTTGTCACCAAGTCCTTGGAAGGCACTAAAGAATATGACGCGATGGCTTGCATCATCACGATCTTGACTGAGGCTGTTGATAACTCTCTGTGTGAGTTCATGGATATTGATTCCGAGTACGAGCTTGATAAGAAGGTCGAAGTCAAATTTGAAGGCGACAACGTGATACCTTTCCCTGATCTAAACAAGAGGAAGAAATGAGCGACTATTATCCAAAAAGAAACCTTATGATTAACGAGGCAAAAGACCTCATCAACGGAGACAGGCAAGACGAATACGGACCTCCCAACAAAAACTTCTCTGACATTGCTCAAGGATGGAGTGTTATTTTCGACAGAAAGATTTATCCGTTTGAGGTAGCACTAGCAATGGACTGGGTAAAGACCTGCCGCGCTTGCAAAAGTCCAGAGCTTGAAGATAGCTGGGTTGATAAAATCGGTTATAGCGCCATCGGCGGCGAACTAGCAGGAGAACAAGAATATGAGTGAGTTTACACAGACGACAGAGGCGACGATCAAGGAACTCGAAAAAGAGATTGAAGCCAAGCAAAGCGAACTGAACAATCTCAAGTACGCTGATTATGAAGCAGCGAAAGAAGAGTACGCGCTCGCACAAAAAAATTATCAGATTGCTCACGAGGCCCTGATGATTAGCAAAAACAAATACATTTCGGAAATGAATAAGAAGATCAAAGATAGGGCGGCCACTTACTTTTTCGGTGGCCGTGGATTTTAATGAGACTAACAATCTACTTAGATATTACTGTCGATAATGATGCTAGTTGGATACCGGCAGACGGAGCCGAAGGCGTCATTTTGGAAGCAGAGGAGTTGATTACAGAAGCCATTGAGCATTGTGTCGATGGTGCGCTTATAAAAAAGATTGGTGTAAAAGTCGATGAGTTTCAAATCTAATAAAAACCCCATGTTCCGGTCGAAGTTTTCCGAGGACATTTTTAATTTAAAATACGCTCATGCCGGTTGCGAAACCTGGGAGCAACTTTGCTGTGTCCTAGTTGACGATGTGTGTGGCGATTATCGTCATGACGAGCATAAGCTGATGACAGATGATGAGTTGTTTCAGTTGAAGCAATACATGATCGACTTGAAGTTTGTGCCAGGTGGTCGGTATCTGTATTACGCCGGTCGCAAGAATCGGTTTTACAACAACTGCTTCCTGCTGAAAGCCGAAGAGGATACTCGTCAGGATTGGGCCAATCTAAGCTGGTCCTCTGAATCTTGCTTGATGACCGGTGGCGGTATCGGTGTTGACTACAGTGTTTATAGAGAGCGGGGCCGAGTTCTAAACGGAACCGGGGGGACAGCCAGCGGCCCGGTGCCAAAGGCAGCTATGATTAACGAGATCGGTCGTCGCGTCATGCAAGGTGGGTCAAGGCGATCAGCGATCTATGCGTCGTTAAACTGGCAACACGGCGACGTACAAGAGTTTATGACTGCTAAAGATTGGGACACAATGCCGGTAGGTAATACAGGCTTCACTCTCAAGCAGATCAAAGAACAAGATTTTAATTTCCCCGCCCCGTTGGACATGACGAACATCTCTATTAACTATGACACCGCATGGTTATTAGATTACTGGAAGACCGGTAAGGTCGGTGATGTATTCTTACAGAATGTCAGACAGGCTTTGCGTACTGCTGAACCTGGATTTTCTTTTAACTTCTTTGATGACGAGCAAGATACTTTGCGTAACGCTTGCACTGAAGTCGTCTCATCTGATTCGCATGACTGTTGTAACTTAGCATCTATCAATCTAGGAAGAGTTGAATCACAGTCAGAGTTCAGAGATATCGTTGAACTTGGCATCAAGTTCCTGATGTGTGGCACCTTACGAGCGCACCTGCCCTATGAGGCTGTTTACAAAACCCGTGAAAAAAATCGCCGGCTAGGTTTAGGTCTGATGGGCATTCACGAGTGGCTGATTAAACGCGGGTCTAAATATGAGGTGACACCAGAACTGCATCGGTGGTTGTCAATCTATAAGAAGCAAGCTGATAAAACCGCGAAAGAATATGCAGATGAACTATCTATCTCGCGCCCTGTAGCAAACCGGGCTATCGCCCCGACCGGTTCGATTGGGATTTTGGCCGGGACCACAACCGGCGTTGAGCCTCTCTTTGCTGTTGCCTACAAGCGCCGCTACCTCACTCAAGGAACGCGGTGGAAGTATCAATATGTGGTTGACAGCGCGGCGCAAGAACTCATCGACATCTACGGTGTAGACCCAGAGAGCATCGAAAGTGCTTTGGATCTCGCGGATAATTATGAAAAGAGAATGCGATTCCAGGCAGACGTTCAAGACTATGTTGATATGTCTATCAGTAGCACAATTAACTTACCATCATGGGGATCTAAACTTAACAATGAAGACACGGTTGAACATTTTGCTGACACCCTTGCTAAATATGCCCACAGATTGCGTGGCTTTACTTGCTACCCTGACGGGGCTAGAGGCGGTCAACCTTTGTCTGTAGTTCCTTATCATGAAGCCGTGGATAAACTAGGTACAGAATTCGAAGAGCATGTTGAAACTCATGATATCTGCGATATCGCCCAGACCGGAGGCTCCTGTGGCTCCTAGACGATATCCTTTCCCAATGAGGGATATTTTTTCAGAAGGCCGGAAAGGGTTTAGAAATTATTCTGCTAACCCTTTTCGACCCCACTCCGACAGATATAGGGAGTGGGAACGAGGATTCAATTATGAATATTTCAAGGCTCAAAAAAGAGCAACTGACTTTATTTATAGAACATGAAGATTTAGGTGGGGGTGAGGGCAAGGTTTGTAGCAAGTGTAATACGTTTCTGCCTCTCTCCTCTTACTCTTTCACCAGCGGTGGTAATTATCTCAGACCCGAATGTCGTAAGTGCAATCAAGAACTATCAAAAACTAGAGAGGAGTTACGATATAAACATGGCCCGCCTCCAGAAAATTATATTTGCCCTATTTGCTTGGCTGACGAGGAGTCGGTCAAAGGCAAAGGCAACACCCGAAACGGAAGCTGGGTGCTTGACCATAACCACCAAACAAAAAGTTTTCGAGGCTGGCTGTGCCACAAGTGTAACCGGGCGTTGGGCGGCTTCGATGACAACATCGAAATATTAAATAGAGCTATAAATTATTTAGAGTGTAATGATGGAAGCGAAACTAATAGACGTAATGGGAACCGATTTAACAGTGGTGAACGCTGCACGGGTTAGTTTTAACAGAGAGTCCTTTTATAACTTTAGTGAAGGCTTTGCGGATCTTGAGGAGATAGATGCGAGACTAATCAAGTATCTTGCCAACCACAATCACTTTACTCCGTTTACTCACTGCACTATCACCATGCGTGAGTGTGTGCCTATCTTTGTTGCGAGGCAACGATTTAAACATGTGATTGGTTTTAGCTACAACGAGATCAGCCGTAGGTATGTTAGTTACGAGGCTGAAACATATACACCTAATGAGTGGCGCAAGGCAGCGTTAAATAAGAAGCAAGGTTCATCAGACGAAACTGTAGATATCAACCCCAGTAATCAGATTGTAGATATCTATCAGCAAGCTATCGACAGTGCTTTGTGGACATACGATAGGCTGATTCAGAAAGGCGTCTGTCCAGAACAGGCTCGCATGGTTTTACCTCAGTCCACTTACACAGAATACTACGTTACTGGGTCGTTATATGCTTGGGCCAGGGCGTTTAATCTGAGAAGTTCCTCAGATGCACAGAAAGAAATCCAAGATCTCGCATGGATGTGGGATGAAATTATCATGGAAAAGTTCCCATATAGCTGGGTTGCTTTAACAGAGGCGGGAGGTTGAAATTTTAACAATTTTAGGCAGTTTGCTGGGTTTTGGTAGTTCTATGCTACCGAAGGTGTTTGAGTTTTTTCAAGATCGGGCTGATAGAGCGCACGAGTTGGCGATTATCGACCGGCAGATGGAGCAGATGAAGTTAGGTTCTTCACTGAAACTAGAAGAGATCAATGCGAAGGCCGACATTGCAGAGACAAAAGCGATATATAAGCATGATTCTAGTATTAAACCCGCAACATGGGTGGAGAACCTGCGCGGTAGCGTGAGGCCGATTGTTACTTATCTTTTCATCCTCACCTTCATCGGGATCAAAGCGGCTGGTTTTTATATGCTAGTACACATTGAAGGTGCGGCTGTGTATGAAGCCATTATGGCGATTAACTCAGAAAATTTCCAAGCCATAGTTGCAGCAATCGTCTCGTTTTGGTTTGGGTCTAGGGCGTTGAAATCTAAATGAAGATGGGTAAAAAAGGCATTGACCTAATTAAACACTTCGAAGGGTTCCGATCCACCGTCTATAGATGCGCGGCGGGTATCCCGACACTCGGGTTTGGGAGTACACACGGTATTACAATGGACTCTCCACCTATCACAGAGGAGGAGGGGATTGAATTACTGATGTTAGATATTGCTAAGTTTGAAAGAGCGGTCGAAAGACTTATTACAGCCCCGCTGAATCAAAATCAATTTGACGCGCTAGTGTCATTTTCTTTCAATCTTGGTAGCGGATCTCTACAAAATTCTACACTTCGTCGCCGCGTGAATAGATCGGAGTATGAGAGAGCCGCTGATGAGTTCCCTCGCTGGGTGTTCGCGGGAGGTAGAAAACTTAAAGGTCTGGTCAGAAGACGCTACGCAGAAAGAGAACTATTTTTAACACCTATTTAGGAGGGATTATGAAAACAATTTTTTGGGCAACAGTCCTTACAGCGAGTTTAGGAATTAATGCAGCAACCGCCGATCACGGGCAGGTAAAGTGCGGACCTCTTGACACCGCGCAAGAATATCTTAAAAATCAACACGGCGAGACATTGAAGTTCACCGGACTGTCATCTGAGGGTCATATGATAATGATGTTTTATAACGAGGAATCTGGGGCTTTTTCATTCGGGATTGTTCAACCATTCAATCCCACCGCGATCTGCCCTGTTGACCAGGGGACAGCCGGTAAGTTTCACAAAAAAAATCTAGGGGATAAATTATGATTCGTTTTTTAAAACTGCTGGGTTTTTATCAACCGAAAAAAAATTTAGATTTAGCGGTGCATAGACACCATACAACTCGGTACGAAGATTTATGTATGTAAGAAAAGACGCTGGCATCTACCAGTTTCAAAAAAAGGGTTACGTTGTCATTAATGAGTTTATGCCAGAGATCTGTCGAACGCCCGTCGTAGACGATTTTCTGCAAAATCCTGGCCCCAGCGATGAGCAATGCAGTTTAAGTGCAGCGTTCCATAAACATCCGAAAGCTAACTTTTTATTAGTTTATTTTCAGAGATTCGTTGAGGAAATAAACACACTACCTTTGTATCCAACTTACACTTATGCTAGAGTATATAAATCAGGTGAGGTTTTAACACCGCACACTGATCGACCCTCCTGTGAAATTAGCGTAACAATTAACATGGGGCAAAGTTCAGAATTTAACTGGCCTATTTTTTTCGCAAATTACGCAGAGAATCCAGCGGTGGTCAGCGTAGATCTCAAACCAGGCGATGCGATATTGTATAGAGGCTGCGAACTTCCACACTGGCGAGAAAGGTTTAAGCCGCCGAGTAAAGACGATTGGCAAGCCCAATTATTTTTACACTATGTTAACGTATATGGGCGTTACAGTGGATGTATATATGATGGTGACGAGTCTTTAGAGGTAGAAAACTTTTTAGAGAATACTTAAATGCAACGAGCAGAACATTCAGGCAGCTTAGTGGCGTCTATAGGATCTGATAATTGGTATTTTGTTGAACCTATTTTTGAAAATGAAACGGTAAATTTTATTCATAATTTGGCATTAAACAGTCTTGAACAAGAAGGGACTGAGGTTGATTTTAAAGGTGAGAAGTTATCTTCAAATTTAAATAGTAGATCTTGTTCGATTTGTTGGATTCGGGATTTACAGGTGTATGAAATATTAATGGACGCTATAGAAAAAATTAATGATAATAATTGGCGTTACAATATTACTGGGATTGAAGACCTGCAATATACGATATACAGAGAGCAAGGTGAACAACATTACGACTGGCATTCTGATCCTATAAATCATAAAGACTTGAACGCACCTTATAGAAAAGTAAGCTGTAGTATTTTATTAAGCGATCCTGAAGACTTTGAGGGAGGTGAGTTTGAGTTTATGTCAATCGACACAGCCAGTCAAACAGGCGCAGCTTTCCAGCCTAGCTTTTTTAACACTAAGGGCCACGGACTTTTCTTTCCATCTGACGCTTTTCATAGAGTGAAACCAGTTACAAGAGGGACAAGACGATCCTTAGTGTGCTGGTTTACCGGCCCCCGTCCTTAATATGAATGTAAATAACCTATACTATGACGACGTTGCGTTTGTGCATATTCCTAAAACCGGCGGTCAATCTGTCTTTGTCGCACTTAACGATAAACATTTAAATTATCATAATTATACAGAGTACGCTAACCACGATCCTCTGTTTGTGCTAGAGAGGGAGAACGATCTTAAAAGATGTTTTAAGTTCACAATAGTTAGAAACCCATATAGCAGAGCGTACAGTCACTATAGACATTTTAATAGGATTAATAGCACCAGCCACACTTTCCTAGAGTTTTTACATTTCATAAAGCAGGGCAGAGTCTTTGATAAAACACCTATGATGCTATATACACAAACTTTTTTCTGCCTCAATCTATCTGGGGATCTTGGTTTGACTCGCGTTTATAGGTATGAAAAGCTCTATGAGTTAGAAAAAGAATTAGGTTTAACATTGCCCCATGTAAATCGCGGGGATTATGTTAGAGATGACATAATCAAAGATTATTGCGAAGAGGCAAAGCACTTAGTTCTGGATTTATTTAGCTCAGATTTTAGGAGCTTTGGTTACTCCACCAGTTTCGGTCTATGAATAAACCAGAATATATAAAAAAACTAGGCAGGTTAAATCCTGATGTCTACAATAATTTTCTCAGAAACAACTCTATTGCGTTTCAACGAGACGATAGATTGAACCGTGACAAACTTTTTGGTGACGCTAAAACCTTTTTTTTAGTCAACGAGTTCAAAAGTAACGACCCTATCCTCATCAAACAATTCGGCTATATAGCTAAAGATCTATTCAAAATATTGGGTGATTGGTACGGACCTGGCACTATTTATAATATTCAGTTTGCCCTGCTTTCTCCAGGTGATGAGATCAAGCGTCATTACGATGGGGGTTTGCAGTTTAGTTTATCACAAAGAATTCATGTACCTTTAGTAACTTGCGATGATGTTATCTTCAATATTGGAAATCGCCGGTATAATCTTGACACAGGCTCAATCGTTGAGATTAATAACAACCAGTATCATCAGGTAAAAAATACCTCTCAAAATACAAATAGGTTGCATTTAATCATTGACTATGTAGCGCAGAAACATGTAAGGTTTTTATTCTCTCCATGACGAACTGACCCCGGTCGAGGTTAATCCCACCGGGGTCTTTTTTTGGTCAATCACGAATTGTAACAACCCTGTAACATTTTGTGATTTGACATCAAATTTCAAATGGGTTATTATACTAGACATAGACCCGAAAAGGGCTTCGATCTTTGACAAATAAATATGGAGAGAGACATGCGATATCGCATTCCACAGCGGTACTATATCGACCATGTGATTGACTGCGAGGCACCAGACGTGCTTCATCAAACTAAACAGCATTACTGGATCAGCGCAGAAGAAACAGATGAAATGGCCGAGTTTAGGTCACGTTGTATCTTCTACGCCGAAGGCTGGGCTGATTGCTGTCCTCGCGAAATCATAGCAAGCGCCCGAGCGACCTTGAAGGTGATCGGGATTCTTGAAGGCGATGACCACCCTGTTGTAGACTTTGATGTCCCAATCCGGTCTAAAACAAACGAACCAGTCTAACTCCACAAAAGAAAAGACCCTGGATTTCTCTAGGGTCTTTTTTTTGTTTGGTGATTGCAGTGGTTTGGTGATTGCAGGTTAATTAATTTTCGATTGCCTCTCCCAGAGGATCAGCAACACCCTCTAAGATAAGGTCGATGTTTTTATTTAGTTGAGCAGCACCCTCTGGATCTTTGATCTCGTTAACGTATTTGATGCTGAAGTTTGGGTCTGCATCTCTCGCAGCCTGTAGTGCTGGGCCAATGATATCGTCTGTAATTCTTGACTCTAACCTATATAATTTATCTAGCACCGGCAGATGTGCTTTTATCATGTTACGCGCTTGTTCGTGGACACCCTTCTTGCCTTTATAGATTTCTTCCATCCTCATCTTTTGGAAGTCAGGAGACATGCGCTGATAATCCTCTGACAGAATCTCTTGCATAACGATTGTGTCCGACAACTGCCCTACGATGGCATTGAACACGTTATCATATTCTGGTGTTTTAGTGTATTTCGTAACCTTCGTTCGATTAATACCTAGCCGACCTAGCTCTTTCTGGACTTCTGGGAGACGCCCTAACGCCGCGACACCTGTGACTTGTTTTAAAGCTGGCACATTGTCAGTGCGCCTTACCTCGGCATCAAACGGACCGATAAGTGGATCGGTTTCTCCCAAGGTTGCTCTTTCAAATGGTGTGCCTTGAGCTAAACTTTTTATTAACTCGTCAAAAAACGCATTTATCTCTGGGTTATTTTTAGTCGCTTCCTCAGAAAACAGACCTAAATTTTCTAAAACATTTTCTTGCAAACGGCGATCTTGGAATTGGCGAACCTCATCTGGGCCTACAGTCTTAGCAATATCTTCAAAAGGTCTGAGCGGTGTGGTTAGCCCACCAGCAAGATAACCAAAAAGACTTCCTGTAGCAGCAGCAATAGCTTTGATATTTTCATCCGTAGGAGTTTCTTGTTCTAAAAATCTTTGAACATCCCTAACAAATTTTGCTAATCCACCGCTTCTAACAGTGACACCTAAAGTCGCCTCAGAAAAATCTCTGGCGGCTGTGTCTCGCACAGGAAGGTCTTTTAGCTGATGTCTATCGAAAAGATCAGCAAAATATAAAAACGGGGCGAGCGGGAAGAGGGGGCGAGCGTCATAACTCTCACCATCAATGTCCAGCAGATACCACTCAGAGCCACCCATATAATATCTAGCTGCTAGTGCAACGCCAAACAAAGCAACCATCTCTCCAGATTCAATAAGAGCATCTTTGAAATCTTCTAATTTTTTTTCTTGGTCCCCAAAACGTAAGAGTATTTCATCTTTTTCTCTTTTCAGATCTGAAAGTCTTGCTTGATCTGCTTCAGTAAAAGCATCTAAATTATTGACTTCTTTAATTTCTTTGTTAACCTCACCTAATCTTTTTCGATCTTCTATGGCTGCTTTTTTACCAGCAGCACTACGACCTTTGAGAATATCTTTGCCTCTAACCATACCTTTTAAAGCACCCATACCTGTGCGATTCAAAGTAAAAACGATTGAGTTTGCCAAAAAGTTAGGGAACGGGATACCTAATTTTAATATAGGTGATTTATTAACCGCGTCTTGGAATTTATTAATCGCACCACCGCCAAACAAAAGCCTGTCTCCAGCCCTACGAGCCTGGAAAGTCAACTTATAAGCGGCGTCCAAAGATCTTGAAACCATTTCATCGGTGAGCAAATCAGTTCTGTTTTTAGCTAAAAGATCCTCAATCCCATCTATATCATCAGTTATAAAACCACGGTTTCTAGCCACTTTGATTTGGCCATCTAAATCATGAAGGAAAACAGCAGACTTAAATGCGCGATCTTGGGCGCTGTTGAACGTGTTGAAAAATCTGCTAATACCATTGAAGGTGTGATAAATAGAGTTTGCGTCAGGATCTACCCTACCTAACCTATCATCAAAAACACTAAGAATTTTTTCGTCTACTTCGGAAAAGTCTTTGGCGATAATACGCAAAATTTCTATAGAATCTTCTGGGTTAGCCAGTCGTGAGGCCAAAGAGAATATGTTCCTAGACAACCCATCGTCAGGCACCTTTACGTCAGCCGGATTTATACCCTGCATAAATTGATCTTGTTCAATAAATAGTCTATCCAGAGCAGCCCTTAAAGATTCTCCTGGCACTAACGCACCGGACCCTATAATGTTGCGGAGTGTTGTGGCCGGCTGCGTCACCAACAGTGACCGCCAAATATCGACCGCATCACCAAATTTGCCGGCTGCTTGTGCTTCGCGTAGTTGAATTTCACGGACAGTGCGGACTCTAGCTAAATCTTGATCGGACAAAGCCTGGGCTTTTTTACCCACATCCGCTAATTCTCCTAAATTAATTTGACTTTGTTTACCAAGAGTCATGGCGGCAATAGATACATCTGCCCGAGATGCGGCGGCAAACTCCTCTACAGTCAATCCATGTTTATCTATCGCTAATCTAATATTTTCGGGAAGGTTTTCTGGGGAGGTGTTTTCTAAGACCGAGGCTACCTTTTCTGAAACTCGCGCTCGTTTATCCACAAAACGCATCAAAGACGGGTCCTGTACCACCATATCATTTACGGCACGATTGACTTTTGCCATCAACGTGGGATTAAGGGAAATATCGAACGCCTGATCTATCTCTTTAGGAGATGCCGTTGGGTTTTGCTCTCTAAATTTTTGGTAAAATATTTCTTTCCCTTCTGCGATGCTTTTCGGGTTGAAATATTTACCAGATTCATTTTCGTACTGTGCAGCCCGGTCATCACTCTCTCTTTGACCCAGAGCTTTCACATCCTCTTGTTTGAGTGTTTTACGAAAAGTAGGCTCCTCCACATCTTTGGGACTTTTGGCAAAAAACTCAACGACTAGGTTGCCCTCTTTATCCACCTCTACCACGCGACCCATAGAGTCATATTCTTCAGTGATAATGTCCCCAGCACCTTCTGCCTTATCGACGTAGAAGCCTACCAGCTTTTCTTTTTCGCCATACTCTTTTAAGTTAGAGAACTTCGCAGCCTGTCCCTGGTCAGTGCTTTCTAGCAACTTCTCGCTTTCTTCTCGAATTTTTCTGCTGCGTTTGCCAGGGTCAATAGCTGCTGACAGAGCGCCACCCATGACACCAGCGGCGGCACCACCAATCCCAGCGGCTATCCCAACGTCTCCATAGTCAATATCTTCTCTAACACCTAGCTCTTTCTCAGCTTTCTGGGTTTGATATTCCATCGTCCCAGACACAGGTGCATCAATAGCAGCAGCACCAACAGCACCCAAACCAAAACGGCCAAGTCTTGTTGACTCGGCTCTAGCTAGGCGCTCTCCAGCTTTTTTAGTGATATCACCAACAAACGCTTTGCTCACCAGTCTGTTAATAACAGGACGAGCCACAGCCATCGTAGCTACCTTACCAAAGCCCGCGCCTAGAAGGTTTACCGGATCAAGCACCGCGAACCGCGCGTAGTCGAAAACACCACCAGCAGCATCAGCAAAACTAGCATCTTCACCAAAGATCTCATCGACCTCTTCATCGACAGCCTGATAAAGTTTACCTAAATTTGTTTTGTACTCGGCTTGCTCGGGATCGTTTTCATCAATGCTTTCGACATAATTAACGAAATCAAAGGCACCGACCGTGTTTGCCTGTAAGTATCTGTAATCAGACAGAAACTCTTTAGCCGCCTCTAACGGTGTAAGAGACGGATCTTTCCCGCGATCCTCTTCGTATTTGATGAGGGTCTTGACAAACTTCGGGTTTTTGATGAGATCTTCTAGGCTTTTATATTCCATTGTTCTTACTCGGGAACAAAAATAAATTCATCGCCAACTTGTTGTCTCGTATATTTTTTCATAGCTTTTCGACGGGCGTTTGCATCTTTAAATTTTTCTTTAAATTGTTTGGCGGTCAATGCACCAGCCACAGCACTAGGCTCTGCCTTGATTTGAGGTTTCGGCGCTGTTGGCTTTTTCGCAGGAGCCTCTTCAGCATATTTTTCTACAACTTTAGTCAATCCATCACGCCTAATTTCGGCAATAATATTAGCCGGCAAAGATTCACCTTTGACCTGATTAGCCAGAATATTGATAGCTTGCAAAGCAACATCTTGATCTTCAACAGTCAACAAATCACTGTTGTTTAAAATGACTTTAGCTACAACTTTTTGTCTCTCAACTTCCGGTTCTTTTGCCTTGCTTGCTTCCATAGTATCAACAACAGCCTTGCTTAGAGCTTTCGTAGTTTGTTCAGCAAGCTCTATATCAGAGAACTTCCTACCAAATTTTTCACCAATCGTTTTTGTAAGATTCCGTATCTCACCGCGCGATAGCTTCGGGCTAACAGATCCAATCACGGACTGAGCCACTCTAGGCTGTTGAGCTTCAGCCAAAGCCGCTTCTGATTGTGCTAGGGCTGCACTGCTCTCTCGCACCTTACCACCGCCGGTCAACGACTCCTTAAAGCGATCAACAAATGATTCTTGTGTTTGTTCAAGGCTATCGGTTGTATCAGCTTTCGCAATCTGCTCTGTTCTATAGGGGTTTACAATACCATCCTCAGTGCTAGATTGAGCGATAAGTTTCTGCACAAATCCTCTAGGGTTAGGCGCCACTCGTTGGTTTTGGCTAGTTTTAACATAGCTTTCATACTCTGCACCAAAAGCAGCTAGGCCCTCAGAACCCAGTGCTTGCTTTACCTCATCGGCTCTGTCACCGCCATATTGACCAAGGAGGCTGGTAGCTATCTGACTGAGTTTAGCATCATCTGATTTGCGTTTAGCGCGGAGACGATCTGTCAACGCCTGATTTTTCTGACGCTCACGGCGATGCTCTTCAGCAAGATCTCTATTGTACTCGCGCTCTTCCTCTACTTGACCGACAAAGGTTGACGCTGCACCGATAATTACACCTGGTGAAAAAAATCCCATTACTCAACCCTTCCCATCAAACCGCCGGTAGGAACGTCTTTGGTTTCTTCTTCCGGCTCTTCCTCTACTTCTGCTTCAACTTCTTCTGTTTTTTCTTTGATCCCTTTGATCTCACTTAACAAATCAAGAGCTTTGTTATATTCTTTATCCTCTTTACGTTTAGCTAGAGGGAGATAGCTGATACCCTTCTCATCTAGCATAGCCATCGTTAATTCAAACAACGGTCCGTAGATTAGATACATTGTGTCAACGCTATACCGACCGTTTGCCCAACCAGAGAACACCATCGACCGGACTGTTAACTCAACGGGGATACCTAACTCCGAGGCAACTGAGATACGCTCGAAAACGTCTGGCGTTGCAATACGAGACGCCATATCCTCATAGGCATCAGAGGGATCTGCAAACTCGGGTGGCCGCTCGTCTGGAGTGCTTCCTAGTTCATTCGTCAAGGAAGATCCAGGGATCGGCCCGTTAAAATCTGGTGTGTTTTTATCTTCCATGACTAACTTCCTTATACTCTCATAGTGCCGTATTTGCCGGTCACTGCGCCTTCTTTTGTATCAAAGCTCTCCATCAGAGCTTCGTGCCTGCGGGCTAGTCGTGATATTGACCCTACATCTGCCGAAACATCTTGTGTGGCAATAGCGTCAGTGCCTTCAACTCGACCTTTCATGCCTCTTACTTTTGTAACCCGAAAGGACGGCATGTTTCGTTTAGAGGTTTTGCTCGCTCCAAACAACGCCTTCGCACCACTACCAATCACGGCTGATGCGATTGTACCCCACAAACTCATATTAACCTCCTAGTGCTTTCGCGATAGGCTTTTCTAGTGCGCCTAGCAGACCACCTAAAACAGTCATGCCGGCAGAGCCAACCGCGATATCCTGTGCTAATTCTAAATCTCTGTCGTAAGCAAACGACGAGATAGCCAAAGTTCTATTGTAATCTAACTCATTTAAAGTATTGAGTCTTGCAAAATTTAACTCGTCACGATGTTGTTGTAGTAGATTAGCCTGTGCAGTCTGACTAATATTGAATAAATTTCTTGTGTTAAATTCGTTCTCAGCATTTTGTATCGCGGTGTTTGCAGTATTAATCTGTCTACGGTACACCGCATTAGCCTGGTCAATCAACAATCTATTTTTAGTATTGAACTGATCTCTTTGATTAGCCAACTCAGAGTTGAACCGCGAAACTGTGTTTGCCTGTCCTGCATTAAACTGCCGGATAGCATTAGTTTGGGCCGAGTTGAACTGAGCAGTTTGATTGAATAGGTTGGCAAAAAACTGATCGTTCTGCTGCTCACTCTGCGCGTTAAATTGACGCGATGAATTTACAGCAGCTTGATCGGTAAAAAGAGATTGTATCTGGTTCTGTGTATTAGCGACACGAGCTTGTTGTTCGTTAGACAGGTTTTGCATGTCCATCTGTAGCGTCATCTGTGCGTTCAACACCTCGGCTTGTTGTCTGTTGTTTAGATTTGCCTCAGACATACGACGGTATGTTTCTGCATCAGCCGCAGCGATTGGCAGTGTTGCCTCCATAGCAGCCTGCATGATAGCTCTGCCAGCCATAGACGAGGCCCCTAGCCCTCTCGCAGCGAGACGTTGTTCTGCTGTGCGGATCGCTCCGGCTGCAAAAGCCGGCACTTGACCACCCTCAAATTGTTGCATTAACGCAGCGAGTTGACCCTGCACAGTAGATTTAACATCTACCTCACCTTTTGCTGCTTCGACGTAATCGGTTAGGCCCTGTTGACGAGCAGCCTGGATTTGTGTTTTAGCAACTTGGTCAGCTACCGTAGCAGCCTGGAATGATTCGGCCTCGCTTTTAGGCTGTTGTAACGCCGTCGATACCTCAGCTTGCGCTGCCTCTACATTGTATTTAGTGGGCGTAACAGTGTATTTATCGGCGTTGAGAAACTCATCCGGTTGAGCCTGATAACGACTTAATTGTAACTGCGTACCCTCCGGTAAGTCTGGTGCTTTAGCTAGAGTCTCTAGCTGACCAGTCGGCGTGACTTGACCAAAAGGATCGACATAACTAGACCGCGAACCCGTCGCACTCAGAAACCTGTCGGCATCTCTTGGATCATCAAACGTACCCATGAAACCAACTTCGCGGGTCTGGTTTCGTTTTTTCAATACGTCCGCGACTGTTTGTAGTTTAGTGATACTATCATCATCTAGCGAACCGGCACCCTTAGCGGCGGTGATCGCGGCGCTTAAATCAAACGTGCTGGGTAAGTCCTCACCACCTAACAAATCCTCTCTAATGCCACCGGTATCAGTTTGGAAAGGTTTTAGTAAGCCCTCTAGTTCTGTGACTTTATCCGCTACGGAGGTATCTTTTCCCTCGTCTTCCTCTCCTGCTGCATCTGCTTTTTTACCAGCAAAGAAGTTGGTCACGTCGCGGAGTTCTGCGTTGATTTGATCTATTGTTTTACCACCGGCAGACCCCTCTCTTTCTGCTATCGCTTTCAAATCATTTAAACGATTTAAATCTTGTTGAGTATATTCTGCGGTCATGCTTCTTGGCAGGGGCATTGGTTGAGGCTTTTCTCCAGGCATGGGGGTCACTTGAAAATCTCTTGCTGGAGGAGGTGATCCGACAGGAAGAAGACCTGGGGCCAGCACATTACCAACAATTTTCCCAAATTCATTAGCCATTTCGTTATCCTTAATTAAAGACCCATCAAACCTTGGCGCGTAGCCAGTTGTTGCCTCAAAACGTCACGAGGATCAGGTGCGGTCGGGCCTAGCGCACCAGCTTCCGCAACCTGGCCTTGAGCCGGCGGCGTAAGTCGTTGTGTCTGAGCGAACTGTGCAGCGGCTTGTTGTGTGCCAGCCGGCAACACACCTGCTGCCTGCATCATCGCAGCCCTTGGGGTGGCCTGACTCGCCAGTTGTGCAGCCGCCTGTCGCTCTGCTATCAGATTAGCTTGCTGCCCGACGTCTGCAACTCGTCTACCGATCTGTTCTCTACCAGTCTCACCCGCTTGGAAACCTGTAGCCCGCTGGCGCTCGGCCTCGCGTTGGTACGCTTGAGCGGCCTGTTGCAACGCTTGAATGTTAGAGCCTACCCCAGATATGTCGCTACGGATGCCCTCTACGCCACCACCAATAGCCTGTCCAAGTCGATCTGTCTGTTGACCGAGTTGAGTTTGTCCAGCCATCAAACCAGCTTGACCACCGAATAGTGTTGCAGCTTGACCCTCTAATGGCTCACCGATTGCCTCTTGTTGTGCTTGTGCAGCCGCTTTTTGCGCCTCTGCTAATTTTTGCTGTTCAGCCATCAGACCAGACTGCCCTGCGAACAAATCAGTCTGACCCGCACCCGGTGTGCCGACACCTGTTGCCAGGTCAGTCACACCAGTTTGTAACGTGCCGAGATCAGTTTCTAAACCAGTAAGCCCACTGCTTAGTGCGCCCACATCTGATGTTAAGCCGGAGACCTGACTTTGGAGAGGAGAGAGCAATCCCGATATGTTGGATAAATTGACTGTCGTTGGCGTTGTTGTTGGTGTCGTAGTCGGTGCGGGTTGCTGGGTATCTGGGGATTGATTTTGTAATCTAAACTGCCCTGCTGCAAACTGTTCCGCTAATTGATTTGCCGCCGCTTGTGCGCCCGCTGGAGCATTTGCACTGGTCATATACTGTTGAAAAGTTTGTGCCGGGTCCGATTTAAATTGACCTGTGTACCCCGTCTTTTCACGAATTGCTTGATGGTACTGAGGTAATCCCTCGTCAATCTCCGTTTGGCTGTATAGTCTTTGAGACATAATTAATACCCTTTCCCTAATGCTTTATCTAATTTATCTTCGACCCGGTGTAGCGCGTCCATGACTTGACGCATATCGTCGCGCAGTTCATCGCGAGTCGCATATTCTTCTCGTGTTTTATTTAACAGAATGTCGATGCGCTTTAGCTCTGCTATCAGGCTGCGAAACCCCCAAAAAGCTGGGGCGATCACAAGAGTCAGTACAATGTTCCAAAAGATTACAGGTGAGATGTCCATGTATTCCTCGTCAACCGTATCGGTATAGTTGCCTAGTCAGGTCTTGACCAATTTGTAAAAAGTTTTCTGGCAACTTAACTTTATGACTGCGTTTAGATATTGTGGGCCGCACCTCGTGCAACTTTTCAATATCGTAGCTAAAATCATCTTCCTCGAAACAACGTGTGATATTAGAAAGATCGTGCTGATACGAGGGCAACTCGCAAAACTTATATACTTTATCTAAAACGTCTGAAGTGTTATGCACAATATCGTCATACTCAAGATGCAAAACATTCGGATCTTTAACGAATTTACTTAATTTAACACCTTTGATATTGTCGTGTATAGGTATATGATATTTTAGAAACCTATCAAAAAACTCTTCATCAGAGCAACCCGGTTGCATCAGATTATAAAAGGAGCTTAGAATCTGCTCAACAGGTCGTCTAAAACAGATCACCTTTACATCTTCACCAAAATATTTTTTAGCAAGTTTTCTGTTTTTAGCTAACAGCCAGCCCCGACCTTTTTCTATAATAAACTTTTCTTTTGCATTCTTGTAGTATGCTTGCACGGTCGATGCTACTAAGTCAGTTCGCACCTCTTCTAATCTTTTTTGTGCGTCGAGGTCTGTCTTCGTTGATTTAACATCTACCGCACTATATGCGTTCCACATCAAATCTACTAAGGGGCTGTTGCCGCTACCATAGACATTTGGATTTTGTGCTAAAATAGAGGCTAATAATGTAGAGCCTGTTCTAGGCATACCGGCGAATAAGATAAAAGATTTGTTTTGAAACATATCAATTGAATTGAAAAGTTGCGGATGAAGCAAAAGTAAACGATTTAAACCCAGTATAAGTTTGTTTTGAACTGCTCCCGGATATCATAGTAATATCCGCTGTCACATCGGGATATCTTAGAATAACAACGCCTCTACCACCGGCTGCTTCTTTACCCCCGCCACCGCCTAGACCATCGGTGCCAGCAGTTCCACTTTCAGGGTTACCTCTGCCTTTCCCACCGCCACCGGGGGCGCTGCTACCCAATGGGGCTGGCCCGCCGCTACCGCCACCACCGCCTGCATAAAAAATATCACTCCCCGTTTGAAACTCGTTAGCAGCCCCCGCCACAGCGTTTTTTGACGAGGAGTTACCTCCAGGGAGGCCCGCCGCACCAGCGCCGCCACCACTACCAGAGTTGTAACCGTTTGAACCGTCGCCGCCGGGATTGCCTTGCTGGCCGGTGGGGAATGTAGTGGCCGACCCTGCTACTCCGTTTGGCCTGCCTGGGCTATTACCGCCTCCTCCACCACCAGAGCCTCCATCACCCCCGGGGTTTCCTGTGGAACCGCTACCGTTTGCGCCCCTACCGCCACCATAAGCGATGATGTTAATAGTCTCTGCGGAATCTTTGAATACGCTGTTACCGCCATTAGTTGAAAGCGCCCCGCCAGTTCCAACTGTCACGATATATGTTCTAGCCACCTCTACAGCAACGGAGGTACTCACGACAAAACCGCCGCCACCGCCACCGCCGGCATAGTTATTTGAACCACCACCACCGCCGCCGCCGACAAGTAAAATATCAATGGTCCCTGGCCCAACTGTAGCCCACTCGTCCTGTTGTATTCTTTCACCTACCTCATTAAGATCCCAAACAAAAGAGGTAGATGTTCCGCTAACGTGGTCAAATCCAATGCTTCTGCCCATTATAATAATCCTATTTAACTTAGCTCTTGATAAGATACAGTAATCTCAAGATCATCAGCCGCAGAGGGTGTTGCTTTAAGACTCATGGCTTCCTCTAAAAAGATAGGCGAGTTTTTATCAATAATTACGATAGAGGCATCTGCTGGCACGACCACAGTTTTTGCAAGCGCAAAACCAGTTCCCGCTCCATTCGGCTCATTGTGAACCGTAATTGTTACATCTGCATTGTTAGTCCCGTCTACGTTGGCGGCATATAATGCCACTACCTGCATAACAATACCACTATTAGATGCGTTGCTTAAAACACTAATACCACCAGTTGAACTTAACGCAACTGAATCAGTTTTTGCGGTAATAGTAGCAACATTGACGATATTAGGCGCTGCCATAATTAATTACTCCTATATGCACTTTAGCCATTAACATGCTCTAACCAAGCCTCAACCGATTCAAAGTCTGCTGGGTCAGGATCACCTCGAAACATCCACCCTATCGTAGGGTCATCTACATAGGGTTCATATTCAGGTTTCGAGGCTTTTTCGTTTACAGTCCACTCACCATTAGCCCAATCTAACCTTTGAGTGTCTTTGTCAAAGCTGGGCGGGTCGGGAACTTCTGTATAACCAGCTTCAGATAGATGATCGGATACTGCTTCCCCGGTGTAAGTTCTATTCCCGCCAGGAAACTGTGCGTCAGGCACCCTAATTCTAGTAGGGATATTTTGTAGCGGATTTTGCGTCCCCTCTTTTAAATACCATGCCATTTTTATTATCCAAAAATTAACGCCATAGCGATTGCGATACCTGTGCCACCGGACGCGGCTGATTCTTGCTTTGTACCATCGGGAAAGATCAAGCCGTTGCCGGTGGTCGTGATACGCACATTGCCCGTCACCTCTAGCGCGGTGCCTGATGTTACGGCAGCAGTGTTGATGCCTACGCTACTGGTAGTGACGGTGATTGCACCGAGGGTTGATGCACTGCCTACGATTGTGATATTAGAGGCTGTAACCGCACCAGTTACCGTCAAGCCACCTGTGATTGTTGCGCCGGTCGAAGTGAATGCTACAGCGCCGATAGTAGAAGCACTGCCAACAATGGTGATGTTAGAGGCCGTCACCGCTCCGGTAACAGTAAGATTACCCGTGACGGTCGCCCCTGTGCTGGTGAAAGCCACCGCTCCGACTGTAGAGGCGCTGCCGACAATAGTGATATTAGATGCGGTGATATTAGTTGTAACAGTGAGGGCGTTTACGCCGGTAACATTATTAGAGTCGTCAATAATAACACCGGAGTTCTGTAAGTCTGAGCCGGTTGATCCATTATATCTTGGGACAGCATTGTCGGTTGCCCCGCCCCCAGGCCCAGACATGTTGCCCGTCCCAGGATCACCCTTATCACCCGTCAACGCGATATCAACTAGCAAAGAGTCGCCGCTGGTAAACGGTGCCGCAGAACTAGCGCCACGATTTGTGACCGTTAATTTTTGATATCCCGAGGCATTTGTGAGCGCCGTTACACTATACTGCGCAAAAATCTCTGGAAAGGTCGCCTTACGAAGTGTTACCGTGCCGAGGACGGCAGACGGGTTGTTACCACCAGAAAGAAGAGAAATAAATCCAGTCTGATCTGCGCTACTAAGAGAATCTACGTTGTCTATGAAGATTGTTGTAGTGCCAGTGGACGATGCGTTGTTCAATCCGATCTGACCGTTGCCGGGGTCTGCATCTGACGTGCTGCCGTTAAAAGTGTAACTAAGCGCGGACCCTGGGTCAAAAATGTTGTTAATGCCTGTAATCGTGCCACCAGTGATAGCAACATTACCAGAAATAAGTTTAGTAATCGTAACTGCTGTGGAGGTGAAACTTGCAGCGCCTATCGTAGATGCGCTACCCGTGACCGTGATATTTGTTGCGCCGATGGTAGACGCAGTGATGTTGCCGGATACCGTCAGATCGCCTGTGACGGTTGCACCCGTAGAAGTAACGGAAACAGAGCCAATCGTAGAGGCAGATCCGGTCACTGTAATGTTGTCAGCAGCAAGAGTCGTAGCGGTTACGGTCCCCGAGACAGTCAGGTTGCCGGTTAGCGTAGCCGTGGTGCTGGTGATAGCCAAGGCACCGATGGACGAGGCAGAGCCGGTCACAGTGATGTTAGTCGCGCCGATTGTACTGGCAGTGATGTTACCGGAGACAGTAAAGTCGCCAGTTAGTGTAGCGGTTGTGCTGGTAATGGCCAGCGCACCAATCGTGCTGGCAGACCCGACGACAGTGATGTTAGACGCGGTGATGTTTGTTGATACTGTTAGATTGCCGGTGATGGTTGCACCAGTTGACGTAAAGGCGACCGCGCCGATTGTGCTGGCAGAGCCAATGATGGTTAGATTGGTTGCGGTGATTGTAGTGAATGCACCCGCTGCCGGAGTCGTCGCACCGATTGTTGCATTGTCGATTGTACCGCCGTTGATGTCCGCTGTGTCGGCCACGAGTGCGTCGATGTTGGCGGTGCCGTCGATGAACAGATCTTTGAACTCGAATGCGGTCGAGCCGATGCTGATGTCGTCGTCGGTGAAAGGCAGGATGGCACCGTCTTGCACACTAATTTGACCGACAGCAGTAGACGCGACCTCGACGAAGAAGTTGATTTGATTAGTGCTGGTATCGACGAACAGAAGATTACGCTGATCGGCGTCGGCAATACGGTCGATGGGCGGACCCTCAGCGGCTGACCCATCGTGTTTATGGCCCGTGCTGTTGTTGAACGCGGCTAAGACTTGGTTGAACTCAGC